TTTGCTTCTGCAACATCAGCATGAGACTTCATCAACTGATCCAGTTGCGGTCTTGTTGCATAACCATCTAAACTCCAGTCATGCGACTCTAACGCCGTTGCTAGGTCAGTCACAATTATTTCCTATCACCAAACAACTGCAACAGGTTCAAGAACAAGTTGATAAAGTCCATGTACAAGGTCAGCGCACCACGAACTTCGGCCACGTCGCTGGTTTCGGTACTGAGTTCTTCACGAATCTTTTGCGTGTCATAGGCAGTCAATCCAAGGAAGATAATAATTGCTAGTGCGGAGATCACCATCTGCATCACAGTTGATCCAATAAAGATATTCACAATACTGGCAATAACAATAGCAATCAGTCCAACAAACATAAACTTGCCCATGCTATCTAGACTTTGTTTGGTGAAGTAGCCATAGCCACTCATCACCCCAAACAGAATGGCAGCACCCATAAATGCTGACACAATTGATCCCATAGTGAACACAGCAAAGATCATTGCAAAACTCAGGCCCATCAGGGCCGCAAAGCCATGCAAGCATAACTGTGCCACACTCTTAGTAGGATTGTTACCTAGTACCATAGCAACACCAAAGATTGCCGCAAGTGGTGAAAAGATCACAATCCATTTCAACCAACCTGTAAAAAAGAATGCCAGCAACTCTGGACTAGATCCTACAAAGTAACTCACAAACATTGATACTATTACAGCAAGACTCATGTGTCCATACACACGACCCATTGCTGAATTGATTTCTTCTGCTGAGCGGTAATTTACAATACCATTATCAGTATAATTTGCACCAAACATATTTTTCTCCTTAATTATCTAAGTCCATTGAAATCCACTCTTTGACCACTGCAATAAGTTCTTCTTCTGTATTGCACATAACCTTGGCGGTCTTCCATTCTTCTTTCTTATCGCGACCACCAACTTCTACCATGAAGCCGTTGTCATAACGATTAAGACTGATGTTTTCATTTACTTTTGCAAGTTTAGTTAGTTTTGCCATTTTTATTTCCTTATTTAAACGTTGAATCATTTTTATACTGAGTCCAGTCAGTGAATGTTTCGCGCCTTGTTAACTCATGCAGACTATGACACCAGACGCCAGGATTGGTAGCGGCAAAGTCTTTATCATCTAGTTTAATTGTGGCATTGTATCCTAGTTGTTGGATGTAAGGTAGTTTAACACTGATCATTGGAATGAACAAGTGATGTTCAACTAATCCGCTTTCCAACAGTCCTTCGACATTTTTTTGGTCAATGTCAAGAGTACACCAATAACCTAGGTCTAAAAAGTATTGAATTAATTTTTCCCAAGGATTCCAAAAAACAGCATCATTGGTTTCAATATGAATTGGAAAACTCATATTTGCGCCAAAGTAAATGTGTTTTATACGCTGGGTAGAATCTGAGTGACTATTTTGCTCATCTAATATTTCTTTAATGTCATTGGGCGATTGTAATCCAACTACAAAAAGAGTATTCATTCCATAAGCAGGAGTGTGTTCAACTTCTTTGCCAAAGAAGAACTTGATATTATTGTGACCTTCGCGATTCATCGTTCATCATCCCAGGGAATCTCTTGTTCGTATTCGTATTGTTGTTTGCGTAGTGCTGACAGTTGATCTAAAACTGTTAGTTTTTGTTTTTTAAGATTTTGCATTAACTCGTCGGTGTACACACCCGACTTTTCTAATGTGTCAATCTTGTCATGGAGCACACGGTGTGACTCCTCAAGCATGCGAATTTTTCCCTTGTGCATTTAAATTCTCCAATTGATCTAAAAGTGATTCATCAAACTCATCTGATGACCGGGTGCTTTCAACTTCAAACAAGTTATTAAATTGTGTATGTGCGTTGGTTGTTTTCTTACCAGTAAAACCTCTAGTGCCTATGATCTGATCCCAAAACTTCGAATGTTGGTTAATCAAGTCAAGACTCTTTTGTCTGTCTTTAAGGCTAAAGATTTTATCTATTAAGTCCCTAAATTTTACACGATCAAAGGTTTCTCGGACAAGCATTCCGGGCAACAAGCCTGCATCATATTGCCTATTTGCTTCCTGTACTGCTCGAATGTGATGCCAAACATTGTGCCCCATCATCAAAGCATAGCTAAAACTATCCCATGATGTGCGACCTTCTTTGCCAATCTTATTAAGATCACCAGGTTTATAAATGCAAACATCCTTAATGCCCATTCTTGAACTAATTGGACTGTCTTCAAACAAGCTGTGTACTTTGTCTTGTATTACTGCATCTCTAAAACTTCTTGTGTCGATAGAATATTTTTTATCATCTGCAGTTGGTTCCATTTGATAAGACCACTTGCCTCTATCTTCCACACGTAGATTGGTGTAGATTTGTCCATTGGCTGTGGCAAGGAAAGGGCTGGCACAGTCAAAGCTGATGGTGAACTTGGGATTGTGATAACGTCTAACTGCACGTTGAACATCAGTAAGCAAACACGCCCACTCAAGTTTGCTTGTACCTAAAAAGTGCATCCAATCATGTAGGCCTTCTTCTAATAGACCATCGTGAATTAGTGTAATTAATCTTTTTAGAACCAAGTGAACATCACACATGTTCTGACCACCCATGCCCCAGCCGTTAAATGGTCGTTCGTATTTGGAAGGGTCGCAGTAATCCTTCATCAAACTGTACCAGTGGTCGGCCTCTCCATGATTACCACCTTGCAGTACATTTAGAATCTTGACATTGCCGTGTCTATTTTTAATCCAATATTCGTTGTTGTACTTTGTGGCACTCACTGCATCGTCGTAGCTAAAAATACCACATGCGGCAGCGGCCTTTGGATCACGGAATGTCCAAGTTGGAATATCCATGGTCATTCCGTATGTGCCCAGACCGCATTGCCATTCTAATACTGCTCTGCGTTTTTTCTCTGCGGCTTTGTCTGTGGGATCAGCCCAGCGACCGGGCCATACACCCTTGGCTATCTGGAATCCGCCGGAGTCCAAAATCATGAGACTGTTTGGATCCCTGTTTCGAACCATGTCTTCTTTTGGATCTACCTTGGCCAGATCTAGGTTGGCATGACCCGCTGAGTAAAGACTGTACTTGTATGGAAATAACCCTTTTTGTGGACTGAGCCAATTAAGCATTTCCATGTCAGGGATTGCTGTGGGCATACGTGCTGGTTCAATATATTGTTCAGTACGTTGCCTGCCCACATACGAAGCATAGAAACTACTAATAGCAGGCAAAAACACAGCATAGTCACTTTGCTGTGCTGTTAAATTGTCCTGCGTGACTGAGCTATTATTTTCTTTAAGATCCATCAGAATAACAATCTTTTATTTGCTATGTGCTGGAAGAATATAATTGTATTCTGCAATGCCACTGTTTACAGTAATCTGTGCGGCACCGTCATCGCTGATTTTAAATGTTTTATCACCAGTTAGATCTAGAATACTGATTACCTGTGACTTGGGCCAAGACCATGCACGTTTCAATTGTCCACTGATACCTGAGTGGAACACAAATTCACCAGCATGTGTTGAGTGATCACCAAAATATAATTTTAGATCTGTACCTTCGGTACGTGCTTGAAACGATGGCTCTTCTGCATTGGCCTGACTTTGCATCTTAAGACGTTGAATTCCTGCATTGGTTGGTTCGAATTCAATGTGCCAGTTCACACCCTTGAACTTGACTGTTTTAAGTTTTTCGGCAATTATCTCACTGGTCATAAAACGATAGTCGTTTTTAAAGTCGCCTACTTTGTTTTTAAAGTGTAAGCCCACCGGCACAGATTCACCATTGCGGTCTTGTCGCTTGACAGTGATCTCAGCATTTTCTTTATACTCTTGCAAGTTTAATAGAATTTTAAGTTTGCTTAGATTAGGCATGCCAAATGTGCCAATAAAGTCAGGAACTGGATTTAAAAATTTAGCCTGGACTACAACTGAACGATCTTCGGCCATGCCGTCGATGACAGTTTCGGTTTCTGTTCCTGTAATCTTAATTAGGTCGATACAGCCAAGATCGAATGTGTGTTGTACTAAGTCTAGTAAGTGGTCTTTCATATTTTCTCCAAAGTGTTAAAAGTATTATACAAGGGTTATTTAGATTTTGCAACGATTTCGGCCAAACTTTGTCCACCTCTAATACTGGACAATGTACCCGGCTTACGCAATTCTACCCAACAGCTGGCCGCATCTACATGAAATGTTTGTCTCACTTCATACCCTATTGAACGTGCAAGATTTAATACCATTGCGCCGGGTGTGTAGCACATAAAGCTACGCTCGGTCAATTCAACTCCTGCGGCACGGTCGCAATCGTTAAATGTTATAGCAAATGTTCCACCATTTTTGAGTTTTTTGTATATTTCAATAAGGTAACATTTGATTACTTCAAATGGTTTAAAATTAAAAAAGTTATAAGCAAGACAAAACCCAAATTGATTGTCAGGGATGTTATCCAGCATAGTGTGTTCACATGATTCTTGGATCACATACGATCGTAGTCGACGTTGATATTGTCTACTAAATTTTAATACAGCAGGATCTAACAACTCATTGGTAACATCAACAAGATACAACGGATCGCAACCAACCAATTGCCGTATCCAATCTTCTCGACCCGGACGAATAATCATACCTGCATGATGCCAGTCACCATACAGCCCAATTCTTCCTTTGATAAAATCAAATGCTGAGTGTTCCAGAGTAGGCCGTCGATCTAAAATGTATTCAGCTGAGTCATGCACCATTTCTTGATCATATAGTCTATAACTTTCTTGAAAATACGCCGATTCCTGATTGGAAATTATTGATGCAAGTTCTTCTTTGACTTTCTCAATGGTGTCGTCAAATTTAGTAAACGCTGAATTAATATTTTTGTAGTCGTCCTCTAATTCTCGAATTAAATCGTTAAATTGAATTCCGTGGGTAGCTACTGTATGTAATACTGGTCCAAGTTTTTCGTGCGTGAGCGGAATAACATCAATTGGTGTTAAATCGTCTAGCAAATTTTTGTATGCCACAAGAGAACTTAATTTCATGAGAAGTCAAATAATGTTTGAAATGTATTTTCTGTGTTGGTTGCACTAGCAAGATCCCATTCTAGTACACCCAACAAGTTATCAATTTTTTGATCCACAACAGTGGCCTCCATCTCGCCATCGTTGAACGGCAAGTCTTTGAACCATTGTGGCAAATGTAGTTCGTCTGTGGGATAACCAATTGATGTCCAGCCCAGGGGATTTGATTTTAGTTTGCACACAATGGTTTTCATACCGTCAACCACTTGCATGGAATAGTTGTCCCCGTTCATCTTACGCATGTTATTCCAGTTGATGGCTGCTCTAACATGCCCGGGCATGTTGGCTTTGCCCAAGCGGGCTTCTTCTGCCGCATACTTGGTCAAGTTGTTCACACGCTTGGGCGAACCTTTTTCCCAACCTGGACGATCAGCAAATATGTACTTGAAGTCTCGGATTTTTTCAATGATGATCTCACGCTTGGTACCTATCAATACTTCGTTAAGAATGTCACTGAGAAATTCTTGAATGACCTTGGGCGTGTCACTGCGCTTCAAATCCAGGCCCATGGCCTTGACCTTGCCTGGCTTGCCTGCCACATCCAGTCGCTTGCCTTCCTTGTCAATGATCATCACAGCATAACGCTTCTTGGTAATGAATAATCCTTTGCTGGCAACAATTTCTCGACCGCCCTTGATAATTGATCCCATTTCTCTTGGCACATGAAATGCCTGTTCCATAAATCCTGGGAAACTTTGATTCACTTGTTCAGCAATAGAGTCATACAATGCAATGGCAATTTCTTTTGACCATTCCATGCGACCTGCTTCTACTTCGGCTTTGACAGCACTCCATGCACTAAAGTAACAGGAGTCTGTGTCACCATAAATGATGCTTTCGCCTGTGTGATCATACTTGCCATGTATGCACTCGTTCACATGAGCATCCATGTGCCGGGCAATGCTACGCCCAGTCAAAGTGGTACTTTGACCAATTCGTTTGTCAAAGAATCTACAACCAGGATTAAGAATAGCACCATACAAGCTGTTCAAGTTAATCTTCTTGACCAACTGACGCTTGTCCCAGTATTCTTCATCTTCTTTTGTTTTGCATTCTTTTAGTTTGGCCTGCATTTCTTTACGTTCAGCATACCAACGTTTTAACAAGCCTGGTATGATGCCTTCTGTGGCATAGGTAAAGATAGTGCCATTGGCGCTCAAGATCCAGGGTTGATTTGAATCAAAGATCATCTTCCATATTTCGGCGGCACTATGCACAGTCTCCTCGCCCGACTGCCAGTCAATGGTGATCTCTGTGCCACGTTGCTGTTCCATCACTGCTGTGTATTCCATGGTGGCAAACAAGCCCTCCCAGGCACCGGCAAAACTGGAACCTTTGCTGGTCTTTTCTCGAATCAAATGATCTGTCATTATCGGTCGGAGTTGACCAACAATGGTTTCGGGTCCCATGTTAAGAGCACGGATTGCTGACGGGTAGAGCGAGTTGATGTCGATACTACCAATGTATTCGTGGACTCCTTTTTTGGGATAAGCAACATAGGCACCTGCGGCTTGCGTGTCTTCATCTGTGAGTCTTTCTTTACGGTTAGGAACTACCATTCCACGTTCGTGGGCTTCATTAATAATTGCTTGTTCTGTCACTGCCACAGCACCCATGGTGGTTGGCAGTAACACAGTATTCTCATGTGCCAAGGTATTGGCTAGGTCTAGGAAACGCAGTTTCTTGTCAATGTCACTCAACAGTTTTGTATCTTGTCTGTTGTACTCAATGAATGTTTTGAAGTTTTGATTGTACAACTGGTCCAAGGTACCTTCAAATGCTGTCTTTGATCCCAGTTCTTCGTACTCACCAATTGCATCTAGACTGTATGAATGTCGCTCTTCGTATGTGTATTTGCGATACAATTGCATGTAGTCTAGATGCACACGGCCAATCAAGTCAAAGGTCTCATTTTCACTGCCAAAACGTTCAAACATACGCTTCTTGGGCAGTTGCCCCCACAAGCAGAATCTCCTGGTGTCATCTTTGCTGAGCACACGAGTTGTTCTGTTGATTGTATATGGTATGTCGTAGCCTTCTGAGTTCCAGCCACTCAGCACATCTGCGTCTTCAATAAGATTTAAAAAGGTATCCAACAAGTCTGCTTCTTTTTCAAACACAAAACAGTTAGGGAATTCTCTAGCAATTTCATTTGCAGTCTCTGCACTCATGTGCCTAGGTGGAACAACCAAGGTGACCATCTGGTCCAGCCAGTCCATGTAAACACTGATAGCAGTGATAGGATTGAATGGATCATCGGGTCTGCTGAAGCCACGTTCAGGATCAAAGTCTACTTCAATGTCAAAGAACGCTACATTAAGTTTAGGGCCGTCTTGCCCTTTGTAGTTTTCTTCCAGGCATCTAAACACAGGTTTGATATCTGCTTCGTACAAGTTCTTGTGACTTTGTACTCGCAGTTCCTTACGAAACTCTTTGTTGTTGCGTGTGGAGAATCTACTGACAGATGTGCCATAGATGCTTTGAAACTTGCCTCTAGGGTCATCATAATAAAAGATGTAGTTGGCAGGGTATTCTTCGTAGTACCTTTGTCCATTCTTACGACCCACAATGTGAATACGATCGTGCTCACGATCAAATAGTGCGTCAATGTAACTCATTTATCTCCACTTAACATTAAATATCACGTGTAGTTATCACTTTGTCGGCAAGACCGTAATTAACTGATTCCTCTGCTGACATAAACTTGTCACGATCCATATCTTCAGTTAGCTGTTCAAAAGTTTTACCCGTTGAGTTGTGCTTGACATAAATTTCAGTTAAACGTTTCTTCAAATAGGTAATTTCTTTGTAGCTAATTTCGATATCGCTTTGCATGCCACGAGCGCCACCACTAGGTTGGTGTATCATGTGTCGTGCATTAGGCAGGATCATGCGCTTGCCTTTGGCACCCGATTGTGCCAACAAACTTCCCATGCTACATGCTTGTCCCATTACAATGGTATTAACATCGGGTTTAATAAACTGCATGGTATCATAGATAGCCATACCAGCAGTGACACTACCTCCAGGGCTGTTGATGTACATACTGATATCTTTGTCTGGGTTTTCGCTCTCGAGAAATAGTAGTTGAGCAACAATTAGATTTGCCATTTGATCATGTACTTCACCTTCAAGTAAAATCACACGGTCACGTAACAAGCGGCTATAGATATCATAGCTACGCTCACCTTTGCTGGTTTGTTCCAGCACCATTGGTACTAATGCCATATTTTACCTTTAAAGAGTTTTGCCGGCAGTTTCGAGAATAGTTTCCAGGAGCTCGTGGTCCTGTCGTGTTTTTCCTAGTTCAGCTTTGTGTGCGATCTTGATTGCTTTTTTAAGAACAGCTGGTTTGATTTCAAGTTCTTCGGCGATGGCTTTAATGGTATCGTTTAGGCCGCCATTTAAAGTTTCAACTTCGTGCATGACTTGCATGCCTTCATTGATAATTTGAATAAGTTTAATCTTTTGATCGCCATTAAATGTTTTGTTGTCCACGAGAGTTCTCCTAAAAACATAGTATAACAGGTTTACCTGCCTAGGTCAACAATATATGGCTGTTTTGGTAGAATTATAATCCGCCAAATAAAATTACTCGGTCAAGATTTTTTATTTGATCTAAGTTTTCTTGTGCTTGTGGATATTGACTGTGTTTGGGATTAAATACATCAATCAACTTAAATTCATCGTTGGAAAATGTACCCCAATTTCCAATTCTTCCATATTCGACTAAATCTACGCCCAGTTCCTGTCCCATGTTGTAAAATTCTAGCATTTCTTCAAAATTATCTTTTTGAACAATCATTCGAATTTTAAACAGCATGCCATTTTGTTTTTTCTTTTCAGAGATCCACAATAATGCATGTTGTAGGTCGTCCCAGCGTCCACCACGACGCAATTTTTCATATGTAGCGGGCCTTGCGGCATCAGTGGTAATGGTAATTGATTTTACTTTTTCTTGCATGCTCTCGAGTCGATGCCATCGTTCTGGTACCAGTAAACCATTTGATTGTATAGCCAATTGTACGTTTGGAAAATCCTCAGTTGATATTGTGTTAACAAACGACAACAACATTGGACTAGCAAACAGTTCCCCACTGGTACTCACGTGTAGTACAATTGGTCGATCAGTGGGTGTACAAAACAGATTTGATTTTAGCGTTTGCCCTAGGTGTTCTAGATGTTCGGTCTGTGCATCATTGTTTTTTATAATTTCCGTTCGACAACTTGGGCAACTGAGATTACAGGTGCGATCGCCGGATACCCAAATCTCTTTGGGCATAATGTAACGAGATGCATCAAGAAGCAAGGGCTTAATATCATCGCCTACATTTTCTTTAACATTAAGTAGATCACTTTTTAAAACTCCACAGGTGTTTTCATTGCAAAAGTCGTAGGTTCCGTTGATGATGCTTTGACGTATATTGGTACTGCCAGCATTGGACAATATTTCGTCTAGTGAATTGATTAATAAATTTCCAACCTTGGAGGGCATCCAATCTTGACAACCACATAATGTTATTCCACCATCTGTATCAATGCACATGCCCACAAAAGGACTAAGACAAACAAGATTTTGAAAATTTTTTGCTGGAAATTGTACTAGTGGTTTTTGTATCCAATTTAGTTTGTATTTTGACATATAGTAATTATGCTCACTTTTGGATTCCTGGTAGCGAATCAGGCCGTCCAAGGCAGCAGCCGCCTACACCACGGTAACAAGTACCGGTCCTAAGGTGTGTTCTTAAAAAAAGTAGTTGATAATTTATACTGGGCTGTGGGGATTGAGAGGGCGATCCCATTCGCCCTCTTGTTCAGGATACACTGGGTACTCGTTGTTTTGCATTGATTTACTTGCTGGATTTATAACTAGCGTAGCCGCGACCGTAGCCGCTTCGTTGACCTTCCGCTACACCTTTGTTTTTCTGAAAATTTACTTCAGTACTCTTATCTAGTTGATCAGCAAAGTGAGCCAGTGCCGGACTCTTGCCTGCCATGTATGCGTCTACAGCAGGGCCTTCTGCCACGCCTTGCGATTCAAAAGTACCTATATCTTTAGAAACTCTACGCTCACTGCCTTGACTTGGAAAATTAGTTTGTGATTTCTTAGATTGTTGCATCTTTTGTGCAGCCGCATCTTGTGCCTTTGCCTTCAACACATTCAATGTTCTTGTGTCTAATTCTCTACCATCTTCTTTTGCTCGTTGCACTAAGACCTGAAAATATTTGTTTGCTAATTCTACTTGTTGACCATTCATGCTTGGCATTGTTTGAGCGCCAACACCTAGTGAACTTAATGCCATTGCACTACCTGCAACAACATCTTTCCAGCCTTCCGCCACACCTTGAGGGTTATCGTTGGGATTGGTAGTCAACATAAACTCTTTGCCCTGATTGAACAGTTTAGCCTGCATTGTTAGTGCGGCTTTGTTTGCGGCAGCCTTACCGCGGAATGAATAAGGATTGCCTTGTTTGTCTTTGATGATTTTTCCATTGAGACGAATGTACCATGTACCGGACTGCACTTGTTGTTCACGGCGACGATCGCTTTCGTGATCTTCATCGTTGGCACCACCATCAGCACGATATGCTTGTGAATTCTTACCAAAACCTGTGCGATTGTCATCGTAGTTTCTGTAACCAGCTTCTGTTACACCTTGCTGGCCATACATATCCATCAGTTGTCGAACATAGAAATTGTAATGACCACGGCGGCCGTTGTATTCTCTATCTCCAAGCACAGTCTTTAGAGCTCGTACAGCATCATTTACGTCTGAACCCTGCATTATTTTTAGTGCGTCGGTCACAAGTGAATCAACTCGCTGTGAACCTTCCGCTACAGCTTCTTGCATGTTCTTCAGCAATTCTTGTGCTTTTTCAACACTGATCATGTATCTACCAAATCTATTTGGGTCTGCTGCCTTTTGTAGATATTCTTTGCTAAATCCTTTTGGTGCTTCTGCGGCCGGTTTATTATCAGCAGGTGCTGTCACTGTTGTACTTGGCTTTAGCCCGCCAGTGAAACCGCCTTGGCCATCAGGAGTAACTCTGGCATTGGCGCCTGCTGAGCCAAGAGCCATTGCTCCAGCAAGACCTAATCCAGCTAACTTGGAACCCAAGCCTTCGTCTACATCTTTACCTGCAAAATTATCATTCTGGAAACTACCAACAATGTACCATTTTAAATCATGGTCAACATCATTATGTTCTACACCCATTACGTTAACATTGTAACCTTTGTCATCAAACCATGAGTTGGCATAGCCCACTAAATTCTTCTTGGCCTTTTCGCCGTATGCATCAATGTTAAATCCATCGTTGCTGACATCAAAATCTTCAAACCAATCATCACCAATGATGTCTGCCAGCTCGTCATCTGTGTACCAGCGTCCCGAATCACCGTTGTTCCCACCGGGTGGAGCAAATTCAGTCAGGCCTTTGTTCTTGGGTTTTTCACCAGCTTTTTTCTTTGCTATAGCAATGGCAGCTTGTTGCGCCGGGTTGGCAGCTTCGAATAAGTTATTGAGATTCATTATGCTTCATCCAGGTAATCAGGTGTGGCCTGTGAAGTTTCCATAGTACGTGCTCTACGACGTGAGCAGTACATTTCGCAGGCCATCTCGGCATGTTTGAGTGATTCAAACTTTGCACTATGTGGTTTGTTTTTAATTGTAATTCTGAAACCATCATCCTCGTTGCCGTGGATTTTAATTTCTTGACCGTCGTCTGTGGTAATAGTTCTAACTGAAGAACCAATTTGATCAACTTCTTGTGGAATCTTGTCCTTGAGATCAGAGTCTGACTTGATTTCTTTTGAAAGGTCAGCTAGGTAATCGCCTAGTTTTTTCTTCACTGTGCTGACTACATCTTCGGATGTGACCACTTCGGCGATGGTTTCTTGATCTTCGTCTTGTTCAACACTTTCTGAGCCAACAAAGTATCCCTTGGTAGGATGCTCAGGATCGGTTTTATTGGTTAATACATTGATACTTCTTGGCTTGAACAGCGCAGGAAGTTCAGGTACTCGCCTTTGTTGTTTATTAAGTCCAGATTTAACATTCACGGGAGTAATGTCTCCCTCGGCAATTTTATCTAGCTTTGCTAAAATATCTTTTAAATCGCTCATGCCCGGTCGCCTTTTAAGAAACTTCTCAGCATCCAGCCATGCTTGGCCTGTGCGTCCAAGCGTTCAGCAATGAAGTTGGCAATGCCCTGGTTGTTTTCTTGTTCAGCACTGACAAATGTCTGATTCAACAGATCAATTAGGGCGCCGTTGTCTGACAGCAATTCTTCAATCATCAATCGAGCACGTGGGATCTTTGTTTGTCCTTGTATAATAGACAGTTCTTGAAAACGCTCAAAACTTCCCGGGCTGTATTCTTGCAAGGTGCGAATGTATTCAGCGATTCGATCAACTGCGCTGTAAACCTCTTCATAGAAGTTGGCAAAGAAGTCGTGGTATTGAGCAAAGTCAGGACCTTCCACATTCCAGTGAAAATTCTGTGCTTTGATACTCAAAGCATATTGTGTGGCCAGCAAGGTCTTTAAATCGTCCGATAACATTATTTTTTCCTAGGTTTTACAGGCACCATTTTTTGTGCGCTATTAGCATATTTAGCCGGTTTAGTACTCTTAGTCCTAGTTATCACTTCGCCCATTGGTTGAGCCACAGTAGCAATACCGCCTGAGCATGTGCCGCCCATACTTTCAGTTATTTCACGTAGTCGCATCGAATATAATCTCCAAGGTTTGTTGATCAACCCAGCGAGCCGATCCGTGTTCAATTCCATAATTTTCCATCTGGAACGTGGCCAAGTTGGGCTTTAGCGGCTCAAACTTAACTGTGTACATTCCTGCCGGTGCTTCTATTTGCAGTATTTCTTTTAGGTATTCATTTTCCCAATAGAATGTACGTTCAGCAAATAATTCATCGTTGACGTAGATTCGATAGGAAGGTGGTAATCCTTGCCAGTCGCAATGTAAATCAAAAAAAGCTTTTACAAATTGTTTTTTCACCCAGTATTTAGTTGGGCGTTAACTGAACTAAACTTTGAGTTCTTTTGGCTGTCCAACAACCACATGCTTGTTGTTGTATTGTTGTCGGAGTAGTCTACGAGCCATTTCTGGTGTGCGAGCCATCACTGTGGTGTCGATGATATTGGTGTAGCCTGTTTGCTGTAATTTTATCTTTACAACATAGGTTTTCATCTTGGTTTTAACAGGCTTGATTTCGTTGTAGCGCATATCAGTGGAACATCAAGTAACTGTCAATTACATCCTTGCGATTGGCTGCACGGTCACCAGCACCCGGTTGTACAATAACATTCCACTTGGGCTCTGTGCCCACTGGAGTTGCTAGCATTTGATCGTAGGTAATAATTGAATCAGGAGCAACCTTGTACTGTTGTGCAATACGTTGCTTAAATGTGTCAAGTGCTTCGGGGCTGGCAAATTGTGTGCGACCCTTGGCGTCTTTGATCAAGCTAGTGCCTTTACGTGCAATTAGATCAAAGAACATGTCCTTGGGAACAGTAACACCTTGCTTGACTGTGGCACCAGGGTTTTGTTGTTTGTAGAATTCCACTTTCTTTTCTTCACCACGCTTGCTGCCTGATGAAAAGTTCATGGTAAAGTTAGCAGGTGCGGCACCTGTGGCAACATCGCCCATCTTGGTGTAGGCATAAAACTGCACATCAGGATTGGATTGGGCAACACCATATGCTAGATCCAAATACTCCTTGGAGAAGAAATCACCAGCATCGTGCCAACGAACAACTAACTGTACACCAGCTTTGTCTGTTTTGGCTTTGATTGTTTTGATTTCTTGATTGACTCTGGCAGTATAACCTTCAGGGTCATTGACCAGGAAGTTTAGTGCCTGCGCCGCACTCATACTGCTAGCAGGGAACATAACATAGCCACCTTTTCTAGCATAACAGAATAGTTGGCAAGCACCAGCACCCGGGCATGTGGTAATTTCCACAAAGTCGCCAGTATCTTCATCCACAACAATACCTGATAGTGCAGGCAATGTCAGGTCATAAATGATTTCGCCTTCAGTTTTAGACTTTTCCATTTTGGCATTAGTGCCAAGTATGGCCCGGGGACGTGTGGTAATCTGCTTGGACAAATCATCCAAGTCCCACTCAGTGTTCTCATCATCTTTGGTAATGGCCTTGATATTGCTGCCGTGAATGATAGGGCTAAACTTGTCACGTTTGGTTTTGGTGCCAGTCTTGATACGGTCAGCATAGCCCTGCAATTCATCACGTGGTATTGTGCGTTGTGGCGCATTTAACTTGATTGCTTCGGCTACACCTTTGTCTTTTTTATCTTTTTTATATCTTGGTCCAGCCAATGCATCTAATTTTTCTTTAGGTAAGTTTTTGGACCAATTGGGGTCATTATAGGGTTGCGGCTTTTTAGTTACAGAGCCTTCGGCAATACCGTTATCTGTGCCAATGTAGTGATGATCGTGTACTTTGTAGCCTTGTTTACGATACCAATTGACAGCAGTATTAACAGCAGATTCACGATCTAATGCACGTACCTTGGCCTTGCGTTGTTTTAGTTCTTGACGTTGTGTCACAGCTGAACTGTGAGGATCACTGACAGTGACCGCAACTATGTGTTTGTCAAAGTTATGCTCAAGCTCTTCACTAACACCGGTGTTCTCAATATGCAACGGTTTTACTTTAAATCCGCCTAGGGTAGTTTCTTGAAGTTCGTTAAATCTCATTTTTTTTCCTATTTGCAAAGGCAATCTTTATTGATTACTTATGATTTCCAATGATCTCTCCAAATCCGCAATAATCGCTAAACAAGCATCCTACTAATAAAATAGATTTTGAAGATGCTGACATTATTTTTTACGACCAAATTTCATGTAACAGGGCCGCCTTCTACCCAGGCATCGCAAGTTCGTTTGGCGGCACATTTAAATTTCAAAAACTTACAATATCCTAGTTGCCCAGCATCTATTGTATCGTGTGGATCTGACCCTGGTTCCTCACCAATGCCTTTTGCAATACAATCTTGCATGGATTCAGAAATGTCAAAGGCTGCACAATTCCCACAGCGGTTTTGTTTTACTGATTTAATGTCATTTGTGTTCCATTTGTCTGCTAATTCTTCCCAATATTCATCGTTGGGCTCGTTGGGATTGAGAGGTCCATAATGGTATTCGTCTATGGCTTTTTGACGATTTTTTAAATTTAGTTCAATGCTTTGTGTAGCAAGCGGGCAGCCTTTTTCTATAGCTTCCAGTAGATTAATAAAATTTCTCATTTTTTCTTTCCTGATTTCATGTTGGCACACCAATGTGCCATTCGTTGTCGTTCGCCTGATGAATTGGCAGCAATACTACGCAGTTTGGCAACAGGTTGTTTGCAGTTCACACCCACACGTTTGGCTAGGCCTTTGCGTCCAGGATTCTTACCGTCGGCAAAGTTCTCTGCCATGCCTTGTTCCCAAACAGTTTCTTCTCCGCGATTTTTGTTCCAGAAGTGATCACCATCGGGTGTTAGATTCGAACTTTTTTCTATTGTATAACCTTGGCTCTTGGCATAGTCATACATGGCCGCCGCAATGCCTTGTCCACGATACCGGTCATCCACTTCTACCATGTCTGCTTCCAAGGTATCTCCGTCCATAAAGAACTTGACCGAACCTAGTGTGCGGCCTTGTGCTCGAGCGGTCACTGTTGCAAACGACCCGGTGTCATCGTCAAACTGCATGTCAAAATCTATACCACTGGCATCTTCGTTCATGATCCATGTATCAGGTACTTGTTTGTACCGGTCCACCCACAGGTCATGCAGTTTCTGTCCACTGATGCTGTGAGTTTTTGCAATACGTGTCATGATCTTGTCAATGCTATCGTACACTTGATCATCACTGGCAGACTGTAATCGTTGTTTGCGATCTATCAATGCTGCCTTGAGTTCTTCCACAGCGCGACCATCTTTGCTGTGGTCCATGTTTTCCGCCACACCTTGTTCGGGCTTGGCTGATACACTACGCACCATTAATTCATATCCACGCTTGATCATTGATGCTTTAACACCAGCAATGGCCTTTTGTTTTGCTTCTTCTGAACTGCCGGCAACAACTGTTACAGGTGCCAACACACCGTGATTGATTGCGTCAATGGTAACGGCGTACTGTTGCTCAGAGCCTTCCGCCACACCTTGCGTTTTATTAATCAACATTGTTATTCTTCTCTTAGCCGCCATGATGTCTTTATTGGTCGGGTCTGAAAAATCTCCAGGCTGCTTATGTACCACATCGCCACCTTTGTAGATAAACATCCCATTGGGAGTGAACTTCATTTTGTAACCCTGAAACATTCTTGAATCTGTACCTGTCTCTGAATTTTGCCAAGAATGAATCTTGTCAATTGCTTCGGGCTTGTGAGACCAACCAACTCCAACTGCACCTTCGTTTGATTTTTTCTTGGTGTTGACATTGATTGCTGGACCACTACGCTCTGGATTGGGATCTTGTCTGCGCTTACGACTTGCCGCACTTGCACGACCCTTTTTACCTAGACCGTGTGCCTTGCTTTGTGGCAAACATTTTGGCTTGCCTTCACTATCATCACCCCTGGCACAATCTCCACGAATCTTGCCATCTGGACCAAAACGCACCCACTTCTCTTTGAACCATTTGCGTAGATCTTCTTCTAGTTCTTCGTTGGTATTTTTCACGCAGTTGGGATAGCGTTTGCCAAACATGGTTTTCATGCCTTCTTTGTGATAGCCTTTCCAGCAGGCTTCTAATATTTCACGATATCTCATTTTTTGTTCCCCCAATTGGCCGCACCTTTTTTACGACATTGCACCAGTGCACCACTGGCATAAGCACTAGGCCATACTTTGTAACGGCTTTTAACTTTGTAGTAACAGGCATCTTGTTTTTCGTTGATCATTAATTCACTGAACATTGCTCCGCCACACTCAGGACATTGTTCATGAGATTCTGCCACTGGTGTACCCAGCCCAATCTTTCCCGGAGCCATTGGCCCTGATTCAATTCTTTCACCACCATCAAAGTAACGTATTTCAATGGGCATGTCGGGCCAGTTTAATCTGTAGGCAGCCATGATACGATGATTGCCTTCGTTGACCCAGGCTTCACCATTGTAGGCCACCATGATGTAGGGCAGGTATTCCTCGTTGGGATTACTGCCCATGGGCGGCAACTTACCTGTGCGTTCCATGTAATCCATTAACCACTTTAGATCATTTTTGCGCACATTCATTTGTTCGTTGCGCATACCAGGCAACGAAGCTAGTCGCATTACACGCACTCTAGGTGGAGTTCCAACAACCCCAGCAGTGGTACTGCCCATGTAAGGAACACCGTAGCTGTTACGCCCTTTGCTCTTGGCATAGTCAATCTTGTCCTGCAACCATTCTTCGTTGGGTACATCCACACTCAACTTGCCTTCTGTTACTGTTTGCTCTTTGATTTTGGGATTTAGATTCTTTAGATGTTTAGCATCACCTTGTTTACTCCACTTGGCCCACATGGCCTGGCCGTCATCTGTTTGAATGGTAGACGGTGATATGTTAGCACCCAACATGCGCATCACAGCATACATGTTTGCGGCAATGCCTTGACCTTGCCACTCGGGCTCAACGTAAGTGTTTAGGCTTTCTAATCCTGGACGAGTTTTGTGCTTCCAGAATGCCGCTTGAGCAATTACTTCTTTGTTCTTGTCAGTTACAGTGACCACAGGACCCGGGCCCTCATCATTTGTTACTTCATACGTGACACCGTTGATTTCTTGACTGAACTCAAAACCGGGTTTCATCACAGCCTGGTTAAACTTTTCTCGACCTTCCGTAGTATCCTGTGCAAGAGCTTCTCTAGCCTGCCGTTCATTTTCGGCCTTGAATTTTTGCAGGGCTTGATTATCATTGATTTGACCACGGTCCAATTGTTGCCAAATTGACAAGTCAAATTTTAGAATTTTTCGTTGTACTGCTTGTGCAAAACTAATTTCATCATTGCCTCGGCCTTGCCAATCAGGTTTCTTGCCCCACACAACTGATATAGAGCGGTCAGTGTTTGGGACGTTGATACGCATACGCTCACCATAAAACACATAAGTAAGCCCTTGCCAAGTAAAGTAAAGATCTCCATTGACTGTTGTGCCCGTAGACCAGCCATGCTTTTTTTGCAAAGCACTGACTGCGGCTTGATCTGCGTTTTCAACTATAAACTCTGTTGCTCTCATTACATTCTTCCTGATGTCTTTAATGTAGGTGGTGTTCCAGCGGCAGTGGTGCGCCAGCCCATTTTTTTGGCTTGACGTTGCACTTCGCCAGGCTTGATGTCTTGTGTGATGGCCATGCTGTAGCGTGGATCACGAGCTTCTTTGTCGTTGACAGGAATGTATCCGGTGGCTTCTGCTATTACTTTTTCATCAGCAGATTGAAAAGAAAAATCAGTGGGCCTAAACTGTGGATATTTGTCTACCACTTTGTCAATGTATTTGTCTAATAGATTATAAGACACATTGGTTGCAACCAGTTTGGGTTTTTTGCCTGCTCGCACGTAGATGTTGATTTTATTAGGATGAACAATTCTTTGAACAAATGGACCTTCTGCTACTACAGGTTGTCTTCTGCTTAGTTCGTAGATGACTTTGTTGCCGGTATCTGCACGGAAAGCTCTATAACCCCAAGCTCTGGCATAACGCTGAACCAAACTATCGTAGAGTCTGGCTCTGCTTTGTGAGTTTTGTCCCGGTTCAACTTCTTTTGAGGCCGAAAAGGTCATTCTATTAGGCTTGTACTTTTTAATAAATGTTTGTATAGCACTTAACACAGTGGCAAATACTCGTTGAGAATCACCTTCACCTGTGACTTCTTGGCTGTTGTTTCTATAAAACTCAACACTCCATGCTTCCTCTTTTGAATCTTTACTAAATCCCTTGTTGAACATGATACTTAGAAAAGTTCCGTCATCTAATCGTGCGATTGCGTCTACATCACCAAAGTCACCCTTTTCCCATCGAAGTAGTGGATAAGGTTGATCAAATGCTTCGTTGACATTGTATGTAGGATCTGTCTTCTGGCGAGGCATGCCTTTGGGTCGATTGGGGTCAACAGGATCAATGTCAGTTGTGGTCAATCCTGTTTTCTTTAATGCGTCGATATACTTGTGTTCTTCTTCTTCGCTGCCAAATGCCATAATAGTACTAGGAGGACCACTTCCAAAGTCATGCTGACCCAGCCCTTTTAAATCACTAATGTGTTGTCCTAGCTTGTACCAATCGTAGACATCGCTGACATCTACTTTGACTGTGCCTGCTGGCATGGTGGGTTTGAATTCTGGACCGGGTGGTTTTCCGTTGGGATCATAATCTTCGTCAGTGACTGTTTCTGGCAACTGCCCACGTTGTCTACGCAGTTCATTCTTTAGTTGTTGTATTAATTCTTCTTTTGCGCCTGCGCTACCCATTTGCTTTACTGTTTGTGCAGTTCGGCCAACAGTTTGAATACCTTTCAATGTATCAGCGGTGGACATGCTTTGTGTGGTAGCACACCCGGGCGTGCCAGCTATGCAAGCGGCAGCGGCAGCGGCAGCCAATTTATCTTTTAAAGATTCCTCTAGTGGCGCATCTTTGAAGAATTCAGGATACTGATCAACCCAGTGTCGCATAATTTGGCCTGCTTTGGCATTGGCTTCGTCTTCGTAAGGGGATCCTGTTTCGCCTGCATCCACGGGCATGTCAGCTAGTTCGTTTTGACGAGAGTGTGTGAGCTCATGTGCTAGAGTACGCAAAATATCTAGCACATGACGGCCACTCACTGCCAGTGTGACTGAACGTGTTTCGGGATCAAATTGACCAAATGTGCCGTTTCTACGTGTCCATTCTGGGTCACGTTTTAATATAATTTTTGGGGCTTGTTCAATTCCAAGATACTCAACACAACTATCAATGAATGGTTGTAGTACTTGCCTAATGTCTTGATTGATGTCTGGGGATTCTGTGTTTTCTTGTACACTTTCGCCACCACCACCATCGCCGCCCTCGCCGTCGCCAAACGAGAATCCTGGCATCCAGTACCCACCATATCCGTAGCGTACTTTCTTTTTCTTGCGCTCTTGTAAACTTAGTTCATGATCTTTTGCGGCAAGTCTGGCTTCACGCAGTCGATCAATCAAGCCACTGGCTCTCAACAGTTTAAATGCTAGATTTTCTGGACCAAATTCTCCAGTCTTTGCCAGGCCGGTTGTGCGCATTTCACGTATCTTTTTAGCCAGCGACTCCATGCGCTGTCTATCACCATCAGCAATGGCTGACTCAATTCTGTGTCCTAGATCTTCGTACTTGCTACGTGTGCTCATGTCATCAACCACAGCTTGTTGACGTTTGGGAACTTGTAGCCAGTCATTGTTCAACACCGAATACTCGCCTTGGCTCACCGGCGGTTGATTGGCATTCTGTACATACAACTCAACATCGTAACCGCCAATTTTAAAATTGTGTTGATCGTTGTACTGATATTTTTTAGCATCAAACAGCTCACGATAAACGTCGCTGGCATCGGCCCTGGGTAAATCTACTACCAAGTGTAGATCAATGTCGCTGTGTGGTGTATATGTGTAGGCGGCGTTTGAACCAGATATTGTAACATCTTTTAGTTCAAGGTCTGTTAGGCCAAGGAATTCGCGAAAGTCATCCGCAATTGCCAATAAGTGGTCACGAACATCAGGGAGAAGATGTTCGTCCTCTCCCCAAATGCGTGGGTTTAACTTGTCGTTAAACTTGATTGCGTTGCTTAAACGATAGGAATCTAGTTCATGAATGTTCATAAACTATATTTACCGCTTTGATTACTTAGATGCTTTTGTTTTCTTTTTAGCTAGAGCAGGCGTTTCTATTGCCTTGACTGGTTTAGCCACTGCTTTAACTGGCTTGGCTACTGCTTTACCTTGTTTGGCTGTTTCTGCAACAGGTGATTCATTACTGGCAATCACTCGAGGAGTTACAGGCACCTGTTGCAGAGCTGCCTGTGCATCTGCTAGTTTTTTAGCGTCTGCATTGGCTTTGGCAATAACACTTAGGTCTTCGTACAATTTGTCCTGTGTGTTAAAGTCAAACACATAGGTGCCTGTATGCTTGAGCAATACACGCTTGTCGACCCAGACTTTACCACCAATGTCGCGCCAGTTTTCACAGAATGTCCAGTCTTCTGAATAGTAGCGACCTTCGCGAACTGCTGTGTCGTAGTATGTTTTCATGTATGGATCTAATTCTACAGGCAATCCAATGTCGTTCTTAAACGGCTTGACTGCTTGATGTACATTGAGTTTATCAAACACATCACGCTTTACTAGCATAAAGCCTGTGCCTGTTTTGCTAACTTCTTGAAGATTACCATCTTCACTGACTTCTGCATTTTCAAACCCATTAACTACCCATTTAATTGGTAGAGTTTTCATTGGATATAGTCCACCGACTACATCTTTTTGTGCATTAAGCAGTACTAATAAATGCCAAGGTTCCCAACCAATATCAGCGTCGATAAACATCAAGTGAGTTGAGTCTGGATTGTTTAGGAATTTAGCAACCAGTGTGTTTCTAGCACGGCTGATCAATGATTCATTGGTCATGGTTTCCATGGTCCACTCAATGCCAAGTTGTCGGCAAGTGTTGGCCCATTTGATATAACTCATGAATGTGCTTTCAGTTAACATGCCACCGTAGCAGGGCATACAGATATGCACTCTAGTGGTGCGCAGGTAGTCAACGTTGACTTGGATTTGTTGTTCAGCCATATGTTCCTCGTAAAAATATGTACTTCTATTTAACTACGTACAAAACCCAGGCTATTTTTTTGTTGGCAAATTTATGATGCTATTTTTAATCCAATGCCCAACTGCATTACCTTACTGCAATTTCTTAGTGGAGTCATTAATACATTGGGAGATCCGTGCTGTACTACTTTAACCGGTAGTTTCGGCGGATAGACGCGACGTTTACTTGTTTGTTTCATTGACGTAGTCATTGTTTTCGCCAATGTCAATTTCTCGCCCACGTGCAACAGGTCGTCTTCCTTGTTTGTCAGTAAAATCTTCTAATCGGGCCAGAGCTTGGACTTTACTTTGCATAGCACCAGCTTTGTACATTAGATGTTCCACTCCGCGATAGTTGCCAACTTTGAGCATTTCTGCTAACTCAACCAGTTGTCGTACTAAACTCTGCTTAAGACTACCTTCATCCCAGGTACCAAGACCTCCAGTAGGGCGAATTTGAATTCCTTCGTCGGGATCATTGACCAGAGTAGCTTCATCAACTTCTTTATCTGGACCATTTGGCATTGGCATTCCTGCATTTAATCCGCCTGCACCAACACCAAAGGCTGGACCTTGTAGTGCTTCTTTCACATCACTGCCCATGCCTGCATCAATTAGTTTAATTGTTACATTGGTTAATTTTTCGTTGCCCTGGGTCTGTGGATATAATGAGTTAACCAATGTGGCTTTTTGTTCAGGTGACATTGCAGGCCATTTGGCACGAATTTCTGTGGCACTGGTCATACCTGAACCAAACTGTACCACAGGCAAATATGCTATGTAAGCATGCTGAGTCATTGGCTGTAGGCCTGTGCGCTTGTATGGTTGTAAGTAGCCAGCACTACCATCCTTTTTTACACCACCGGGCACGGGCTGTTCGTTACGATCTTTTTCACTACGTACAAAAATCAGCTGTGTAGTGCTGGGATCGTAATGTTGTGTAATTTCATTGGCACGGAAAGGATTTTTGACTTGAATAAATCTGTGTGCAGGAATGCCAGCTAATTTTGCCAGCTTTTGCTTGACTGCAAAAGGAAAAGGTCTTGTTGAGGTGTCTGCTGTGGCAGCAATGTAAACATCGGCGCTGGGGAAAGCCGCTTGGGCCGCATCATACAGAGCTTTATGGCCTGCGTGAAAGGGGTGGAAACCACCGGGCATAATGACTAGTTTTTTCATACCTTATATTTAGCCTACATGTTCTCTAAGAGCCAAAGGTACGATGGTGCTTGAAATTTAAAAATCACTTGACCGTTGCAGCCAATTGCACCATGGAAAGAGTCAACAATGTTGTCTTGAGTCCCATTAAAGTTGTGGTGATACGTGGCCTGCTGAAATACTATTTTGCTTACGTCAATGTCTTCAAGTTTAAAATCAGTAACTGTAACTAGCACATCTTTTATAATATTTCCAAATTCATCTACCTTGGTATGATCAATGGTTTTTCCAGACATTGTAATAGTCAATGTGTATGCCTGATCAGTGTCTACAAATTTGTGATTAACAATTACAGGGTCAACGCTGGGTTTTCCTTGAAAAATATTGACATCATTTAAATGAATTGACACGTCGAGCTCGGGTTCTGTAGCAGAAACTCGCAGGCTCAATGTTGAATTGTCCATTAATAGCTTAACATCAACTTGGTGATTGTTCCAGCGGAAAATCCCTCTACATTGGCTCTAATCCATGTAAAGTTTCCAGTGACGTTGACACTAAAATTGTTAGTGGTTGTGGTAGTTAAAGAATCAAATTCGTATACTTTGAACCAGTCAGCGTCGGTTGCTGGTACTGAGTCAACTGTGGCTTCAATTTTAATTAAACCCTCAAACCCATTTAGATAAAAAGCCAACGTTTGCAAGGAACCAAAGCCACCATAATAATTAGACGCTTGTTGCTTTTCTCCAGACCAGTCTAAACTGCTACCATCGTAGTTGCCCGAGGGTGTGCCATATGAGGTAGTTGGCAATAGCTGGAGGGTTGTGGTTTTCATTGCTGTTGACCAACTTGTTCAATTTCTACAACAACACCGTTGCCGCCAAGTTCTTCAGCCACAGCCGCTAAACTTTCTATCAGTTCCACCGTGGCAATTGTGCCTTGATTTGGTGCATCATCTTTGATCAATTTTGAAAGTTTGATCACAACTATTTCTTCGTGTATTTTTGCCATGGTAATATATTTATGCTTTTATTAAGGTTACAGTCTTTCTAACTGTGCTTGGACTCACAAGACTAAGCATACTTACAAAAGATTGGTGATCGTATTCTACAAAAAAGTTTCCGTACAAATAACAGTACTCGTCTTTTTTTACCCAATGTTTAAGTGCTGGTCCTAGTCTTATTTGCCCTTCGTGGTTCTTTAAGAAATTAACCAAATAACTTTTTTGTTGTTTGGTTATTTTTCTATCTTTAAAATATAAACGATAAGAATGCTTTGGATTTTTTAACCTAATGGTTCCTTTTGCAAACGCTACATTGATTTGATACCCGTAGACATTTTTAATAAATGGTAATCTAGCCAGTTCTTGTATGTATTTTTTATTGTTAGTGTATAGATACCCGTAACCACCTGACTGAATCACTAGTTTTTTAACGTCGGGCTCTGAAGAATAAAAATCATAAAACAACAATAAATTTGGTTCTACTTCATCACCAATGGGTATTGAACTATTTTGGTTGTGCCAGCTTCCTCCCCAGTTAACATGTCTTAGGTGATCTTTGAATTTTTTTCGCTGATCCACATTCCAGGAAATCATCTGACGATCTTTGTCAGGATCATTTTTTAAATTTCGTAGACAAGGCAACTCTTGAAGGTAAAACACAGCCCTATACTCAAATTGATCAAAGTATAGCTGACTTGAATTAACTACTTCAAATTCTGGGTTTGAATTGGTCAAGGACAATGTATCCATCACTGTTAACTGTAGGTTGATTTGTTTCTTGCACAGGCACGGTTATGTCTGTTTCAAAGTAAATTTCTCCATCCTTTACAACAACATTTATGTTGCAATCAGTTAGACGGTCAAATAAAATTTTTCTACTTAACGGAACACGAATAAGCTCATCAATTTTTCTACCCAGTGGGCGAGCTCCCATCAACGGATCATATCCACGGTCAGCTAACAGTTCAACTGCTGGCTCTGTCAAGTTTAGTTTAATATTTTTATCAACTAGACTGGTTTTTAGTTCATCAACGAATTTAATAACAATTTTCTTAATTGCTAGCTTATCAAGCTTGCTAAACTTACAGACTGCATCCAAGCGATTGCGTAATTCAGGTTTAAAAAATTCTTTAAGAGCACGATCATCTTCGCCGGTTTTTGCCATGTCTCCGAAGCCAATATTATTACGTTCACTGTCGGCGCTGCCAAGATTGCTGGTCATGATAACAATGGTATTTTTACAATCAACTGTTTTTCCGTTGCTACCTGTAATTTTTCCTTCATCAAGCAATTGTAAAAAGATGTTGCTTACATCAGGATGTGCTTTTTCTACTTCGTCAAACAATAATATTGAAAATGGGTGCTTGCTCAGATCGCTGATTAATTTGCCGCCACCAAGATTGCCATCTTCGAACCCAACATAGCCCGGTGGAGCACCAATCAAACTTGATACAGTATGCTTTTCTTGGTACTCACTCATGTCGTACTTGAGTAATTTCATATCAAGGTATTCGGCTAACATACGTGCTAATTCAGTTTTACCTGTGCCAGTTGGGCCCAAGAATAAGAAACTAGACATGGGTTTTCTTGTTGTATTGATGCCAGCAAAACTTACATAGATACGATCTAGTACTGTGTCAATTACTTGGTCTTGACCATATACTCGTTGTTTGATATTACTTTCAAGATCAATAATACGTGTACTCTGTTGATTGGCCAAATGATCCATTGGTACGCCAGCAACACGACTGACCTGTTGCATAATTAATTCTTTTGTAACTGTTAACGTACCTGCATCTTTGACTCTTTCACGGGCACAGGCAGCATCAATTAAATCAATGCTTTTGTCAGGATTCTTTTTGTCATGAATATAACGACCACTTAGTTCAACTGCTGACATAATAGCATCTGTATCAATCATCACATTGTGAAACTTTTCCAGCCGCGGACTCAGTCCAATAAGAATTTTTTCTGTGGTTTCTTTGTTTGGCTCGTCAATGCTGAGTCTATAGAATCTACGCATTAATGCACGATCCTTTTCAAAACTTTCGTAGTACTCTTCCCAGGTAGTACTAGCTACAACTTTAAGTACACCTTTGGTAATGGCTGGCTTGATCATGTTGGCAAAGTCCAGTTGACTCTGTCCTGAACTGCCTGCACCACGCATGGTATGAGCTTCATCAATGAACAAAACACAATTCTTTTTGCTTTCTAAAGCATCAATTACCTGCTTGAGTTTTTCTTCAAACTCCCCGCGATATTTTGAACCTGCTAGTAAACTGCCAATTTCCAAACTCCACACTTCATGGTCCCTAAGGAAACTAGGAACGGTGTTGTTGACAATACGCTGTGCCAATCCTTCAATGATGGCAGTTTTGCCCACTCCGGGATCTCCTACCATTAGCACATTGGCTTTAAATCTACGTGCTAACACAGTGACCATTTCTTCAATGTCTTTTTCCCGCCCAATCACTGGTTCAAGTTGATCTTTTTTGGCCTGGTCAGTAATGTTGGTACAATGTTCTTCAAGTATTTCTGTGGCCTGTTGATTGGTGATTTTAACATCGCCGTGCTTGTAATTTTGTTCCCAGAATTTCACAAACTCTGCTTTTGTTACACCGTACTTGAGCAAGAAGTAGTGTGCATGACTATTGCTCTCACTCATGATTGCAAGATAAAGATCAATTGTGGTGATTACTCGGCGACCAGTGAACAACACCTGTGTCAACGCACGATTAAAAATACGTTCTAGTGCATTTGTTTTTCGAGGTTGAACATCTTCTTTGTCACTGCGTAGATTGATCATATTTTCTAAATATGCAGTTAATTCTGCTTCCAGCATGTCTACTTCAGAACCAAACTTAATTAATACATTTCTGAATGGATTGTATTGTAGTAACGACAACAATAGATGCTCAGTTAACACATATTCGTGTTTTTTATCTCGGGCAATTCTAACTGCCGCATCAATGATTTGTTCAATTTCGGGATTATTTTGCATAGTTTTCCTATTGGGTACTTCGATAGTTTTTAATTATAAACTCAATGTGTTAAAAACACAAGCAGTACGGTTAAATTATTTATTTGACTGATTTTTAAGAATATCTAGTATTTCATCAGGAATATGGTCGGGCATGACTGCATTTAATTTAATCATTATATCCCCAGTTGGTCTGTTGCTTGAGCGCAGACCCAGTCCTCGTAATCTCAATGTGGTATTTGGATTAGTCATAGGGGGAATGGTCACTGTCATTGCTCTGCCTTTTAGGTCGTGTACCACTGTGTCGGTTCCTGTAATTAATTCCCAAAAAGATGCATCGTGCTTGGCAAAAAGATCATTGCCTTGTCTAGACCAAATTGGATGCGGGTGAATTCTGAACTGCACAACAAGATCAGCATTGCCGGGTCCTATGCCTGGATAACGTATGTTAGCACCATCCTCAATACCTTCGGGTACGTGTATTTCAATTGTTGACGTACCTGAATTTGATGTTACTGACACAGTTCTTGCGCCGCCTGTGACCACATCATCTAGTTTGATCCACAAGGTCATGCGTTGAAACGACTGTCTTGGTGCATGAGCATTCATCCTGGCACCAAACATGTTAAAAATAGCATCCATATCAAATGGATCCTGGCCGGCGCCCGGACCACCAGATCTAAAATTAAAATTAGTCTGTGGAGTATCGTATTGTGCTCGCTTTTCTGGATCGCTTAGTGTTCTGTATGCTTCTTCTACTTCCTGGAACTTTTTTGTGTCGCCACCTTTGTCTGGATGGTGTTGGCTGGCCAGCTTACGATAAGCCTTTTTAATTTCATCAGCGGCAGCAGTTTTGGGCACACCTAATGTGGCATAGTGATCTGTCATAAAAAATCCTGTACAGTTAATTATACAGGATTGTTAACCGAGTGTCAATAATTATTTCTTGCCATCAGGAACTTTTTCACCTTCAAATTTCTTGTGTACTTTGATTTTCTTGCATTCTTGTACAGGTTTGCCGTCCTTGCCATTTATGACTTTACCGGCTTTGTCTTTTTTGTCTGTACAAACTTCTTTAATTTCGCCGCCAGCTACTGATGGACCGGATAATACCAAACATAGACCTGCTACAAATATAACATTTTTCATTTTTATGTTCCTTTCTTAGCTAACATAGCTTGAATTTTTTCTTGAATAATCTTTGCCCAAAACGGCTGTGGGAAATTCCATCCAATAAATGCTCCTACTGCTATCCATAATAATGTATCTAACATAACATACTCCTTTTAAATTTCTGGGTCAAATTGTGGTGGTGGTGCTTTTTTGCCGCCAAACCCTGATACTACTTGACCTGTTGCTGAATTACCAGCAAACCCCATGGTTGGCCCTGACATTGGAGGTACTGCTCCAAACCCAGGACTTGTGGTACCAAAGCCACCGCTCATGGAGGGCGTGCCCCAGGACTGTGTGACTGTTGTTGCTGTTGGTGTACCAAATGCACCGGGCATGGACTGTCCTGGCGGTGGCGGAGGCGTATATGTTGTTCCGACATTTGGTGGTAATGCAATACCGCCATTGTTTGCACCGCCCAGCTTTTCTTGTGTACGACCATAAGCGGCAATACCTAGAACAGCACCCATGGCAATGTGATATAGCCCTGCGCCTTGCAAGGTAATAGGTTGCCACTGAATGTTAACTTGACCTTTGCTGATAGATTGTAATACACTCCATAACACTGGAAATATGACAAAATCTGCAATACATGTCAACATGTAACTCCAACCCATCATTGGACGCCATTTGGAATTCATCCAATCTTCTTTTTTCTTTTCGCTTTCGCTTTTGATTTCTTTTGACATTATCTAGCTCCTACTTTCCTTTAGCTTCTGCTCGGTCTTGTGCTTTAATTGGCAAGCTCACAGGATACTGAGCACAAGCTGACGGGTCGCCTTGACCGGCTTCTGTTAAGAATGATGTTGCTGGTGGTACTTGACCTGTAGGACATGAACATACGGCTATACCATCAGCACCTTTTTTACAATTCCAACTAAAGCAATTGCTACTTTGTGCGCCAAGATTCAAACTAGCATCACATTTTTGTATAGTAGCTTTTTGTTTCCAAGGTAGAGGACTAAAGTTACTAGCCTCTTGTGGATAAAAGATTTTAGGTGCAAACAAACTCCAAACATGATTATTATCTGTTGCGGCACATGAACCCTTCATATTACCAGCTGAAGTATCAGCAATAGACGTGCCGTTGAGAATGGGACACCGGCATTCTACTTCAGGATAAGCCACACCGTTGTTGCCAGTGATTGTTCGACCAGTGGGATTGCAAGTACTTGCGGCACATAGTGCGTATTCACCCGTACAAGTTGTAATGCCATCTTTGGATGGCTGAGCAAATACAGGGGTTGATAGCAATAGTGATGCTAGTATAACTAATAGTTTTTTCATTTGTTTCCTTTTATATCAATTTCATTGCTATGTTGCAGGCTTGAACAACATAGCGGAATAATTCTTCGTTGCCGGCACACTCTTGTGCGGCACGAATGTCACGTATCTCAGTAAGAAGATAATTGTGTTCATCTTCAGAGATGTTGCCCATTTGGCATTGTTCAACAATGGCCTGAATTTCTTGTTCTAATGTATGCATTATCTTCCTTCCCAGGCCGATCGAGCGGCTTGTATACGTTGTGCGGCAGTTTTCTTGCCAAGATCGCAAAATACTTGACTGCCACCTTGACTCATGCGCTCTGTGTGCGCTTGTAGCCCTTTGAGGTTTGTGGCTTGAGGATCACCGCGCCACTCACTAAAACGTGCCAACCGAGTGGACAAGTCAATGGCTTTGGACCAGTCCGGTGCGTTGCAATTAACACGTTCAACTGCAATGTCTACGTCAACCAATGCACCAAACATTTCAGGATCGTGCGCTCTTGGCCAATATTCTTTGATAGTACCACAACCAGTTAATGAAACAACAGCCAATGCTAGCAAAATGCGTTTCATTTAATTTCCTCGTAGATTTTCTTTTGGTCCTTGTACCAGTCCTGCCATCCGTGTGTTTTTTCGGCACATTGATAATAGGTAGCATAGTTTTGAATAACTACTTTTAACATTTCACGCAAGGTATTTTTGCCGTCATCAATCAGCATCAAGTCTGGGCAACGCTCTAGTAGAATTTGTGGTGCCACAGGAAATGCCGGCTTGACTGGTACAGTAGTTGAGCAGGCTGTTAATGCTAACATCAATGCTAAAATAGTGTACTTCATTTCTTGGCTCCTTTACGCATTTCTTCAATGGCTTGATTCATACGTGCGGCTTCGTTGTGTACATCAATTGCTTCTTTGGGAATAGGACAGGTTGTATCAAATTTAACAATCTCTTTTTCTCTGTCAACATACTGAATTATAGTATCAGCTTTTTCTTTGATAACTTTAGTCTTGGTAACAACTTTGGTTTCTACCACTGTGTTGACTTTGACAGATTCTTTTTTAGCTTCTTCTAACTTTGCTTCCATGTCAGCAACTTTGGCCTGCCATTTTGCTTCGTTGGCAATGCCGCCTTCCATCCATACACCCAGTAACAAAGCTGTTATACCGACTAGTTTAATCAGCAGGTTGTATTGGCTAACAAATGGAATACGACTCAATGCCATAGCAACCACTAGTGCAACAGCACCACCGATAGTGATTACATGCCAAAACCATTCTGGCAGTAATCCAAGTATCCAGGTAATTTGCCACATTTTAGTGTTCTCCTAATATGTGCAGGGCATGATTGTAGTGTTTGATACGATCGTCGAGACCAATGGTTCCACCGTTGATGCGTTTGGTAGCAGTGAGCACGTCACCTTTGTCAGCCCACTGATTTAAATTGTTGGTTTCCCAGAACCAACAGGCTGATTGTACTGCACCTTCAAAGGTTGCCAAATATTCAGGAACATCCTCTACTGCGGTTTCAATACTCATGGCAAAATTTTCATAGTTGGACTTGCCGGTCAACTGAATTAGTCCACGCCCGCAATAGCGATAGCCATCTCCAGATTCTTCTGGGCCATTGCCCATTCTGCTGGCATATATTCTATTGGCAATGGCTTCTTGCTTGTTGGGCAAACTGGCATAGCGATTGGCTATTTCATCGTTGGGAAAATATTTTGGGAATATCTTGCGTAAACTTGCTGCCTTGTAATTTAAATTTTCTTTAATGGCTCGAAACCCGCCTGATTCGTGTGCGCATTGTGCAATAAACATTGCCACACGAGATTTAGTATTGATGTCGTAGTCGGGTAGTATTTCTGCCACTGCTTCGAACCAGTGATCTATATGGGGATTACCCGGAACCATTTGATTTAATTGTTGCTGTGTAAATTCAAAGTCAAAGCTCATAATATTGTCCTATTTGAAAAGTATTTATGGATCCCAGAATTTTATAAGTATGTTACAATGAATGTTTTGATTCTCACGCCCGATCGTGTTGGCAGTACTCTACTACAAAGATTAATCACAGTTTACATGAATGCACACGCATTTGATCAGCCTGTGATTAATTTGCATGAATTAACCAACGGCATTATGAAATATTATAGCCCTACATTTAATCAAGAAGTGCTGGGCAAGTTTGAAGATCGACAAAAATGGGGGTATTATCAAACACTGGGGGAAATCACAGAACTTCTTGGCTCAGTTAAACATTATAAAACCACAAGACTAGCACATTATCATATTAAAAAACGACAGGACACTATTGCTAGTCAAGTTCCTTTTTACGAATATCTAAATCAAAATTTTTACATCATCAGTGCCCAACGAGACAATTTGTTTGAGCATGGATTGAGCTGGTGTATATCAAACGAGTCAAAGAAATTAAATGTGTTTAGCCATCAAGAAAAAGTTGATGCATTTTCTAACATTTATAAAAATAAGATCAACGTTGATCCATTGGCACTAACAAAATACCTTGACCAGTATGTTGAGTATCTGGCCTGGGTAGACAATCACTTTGACGTTAACTCGTATTTTAAATACGACAAAGATATGTCAAGACTAGAAGAGTACATACTTGGGCTGTCTATCTTTGGCCAGCAACCAAATAAACGGTCCTGGAAAGACATCTTTGAACTAGAGTTTGCTGACTGGAATAAGTGTCATTACTTGATCAGCGATCTAAGCGGAATCAGCACACAACTGCCAACTGTTGACCATCCACAGTTGACCTATGACGGAAAAGAATCCAACTTTGATAATGTGCAACTACAAAGCCTGGCAAGAACAGAGATACCAAAGTCTTTGTCCGTGATTGATCAACGTTTCTTAATAAAAAACGGGCCTGGTTATCAAAAAGCACACAATGCCATCAACGAACTGGTAGAAAATAAAGTGTTGGTCACGCCTGTACCAATAAAACTGCAGACAATGCTGGAAAAGAAGTTATTAATTAATAATTTTTCTCAGTGTGTTGATGTTTACAATAAATGGTCAGAAGCCACAGGCAAGGGTATTCAGTACTCTGATGAAGATATTCAATCAACAATAAAAGAAGAAATCAAAACCTGGCATGCCACAGCTTTGTTAAAGTAAATCTGTAATCTTGTCCACAAAGGCAGCGGCAGTTTTGATATCATAATGATAGCCGTCTCTAGCAAGATCTAATTTTTCAAATTCAGGAATAAATTGTACATCAGGTAATTGCTCGCGAAACATTGATTTAAAACCAGGCGCAGAAAAATTAGGAATAACGCTGTGAATTATGTTACAGTTGCCTTTGTTTTCTTCAATCTTGTTAATACAATCAATGGTCAATGCTATGTCTGCCTCATCTGTGCTTCTAGTAAAATGCAGTTTCAGATCCTCATCACTGACATTTGTCCAAGATTGATCACATGTTTTTAATTCGTCAGATATAAATTTAGGTAAGGTATCCATGTGGTTGATGTTGGGACATGCGGGCCAAGAAGAATCTTTAACATTGTTGTAAAAGTCTCTCCACTTTTTATTCAATACTGTTTGATAACTATTTTCTCTACGATGTAGATAACTCCAATGTATGATTACCGTTTCAGGAACAATTTCTTGAATAACTGTTAATGCTTTTCTTTTAATCCATGGATTACTACCACCGTCCATGCTTACATTTATAGTTCGTTGTTTTAACTGTGACTGTAGTATATTTGGCCAAGTGTGAGATAACGGACTTCCAATGCCCACAGTAAAGCTATCACCAATACACCAAATTGACTTTTTTAGATCCACAGGCCATTCAGAATCTCTGAAGCCTCGACTGTTGTATTTGTAATCTACTGTAAATTTGTATCTAGTAAAATGATCTCTATCTAGCGCAGAGTTAACGCTGTCAATGCCGCTGTATTCCCAACGTTGATTTATCCTACTAGGTAAAATAAAATCAGGCAGAATCACTCAAGTCCCATGCTCTTACGAATTTTAGTTGCGCTGATATCAGTTACTGATGAATCAAATGACTCTTGTTCAATTTTATAGCCAACATCGCGACCATATGTAATGTTTACAATGTTTGGGACAATTTGTATTTCATATTGACCCTGATATAACATATCTAAATCACGTCGAATAAATGACTTGACTTGTTCTATAGCAAAAGGATTGGATCCTTGCCAACCTTGACAATCACGTATCTGAATTACAACTTGCCCAGTTTTAGCAATAGCACGTTCGAACAACGCACGATGGCCTGCATGCCACGGTTGCCAACGGCCTAGCATTTGCACAGTTTCTTTTTGCCAATCAAATGTAGGACGACGTCTATTATCTAATATGTGTGCGGCTACAAACTCACCCCATTTCTCGCCATGCTGTTCAATAATACGGAAGTCATATACTTCTGGAGCAATAAAGGCTTTGTTTGTATCTTCGTAACGACCTTTATCGATTGTGTCAACCCAAACTGTCCAGTCTGCCTTAAAGTTGTTGCGCATTTCAACCAATGGTGCAACAAAATCACAGATAACATAATCTACATCTGTCATAGAATCTGCTAGTTCACGCATACGTAAACTCTGACGAATACGTCCAGCATCACTGAAATCCCAGTCATTGTATTTTTTACGCACATCGTCGGCGTTTAACCAACCCACACGTTTTTTATCTGCTTGCAAATGGTCAACAATGTGTTGAGCCAAATAAGTCTTGCCTGCGCCGGGCAGGCCCATGATTAAAATACGTTGTGTCATTTTTATTTCCTATTATCTTAAGTTGTTCATTGCATTTGCAAAATGAGTAAATGCAATAATACATTTTATCTGTAGTAACAATTGTGGATCTACGGTATTGTCATAATATGCCGAATCGCTAATCAATTTATCAACTAGGTTAATTATATTACTATCAAATGTGTTGATGTTAAATTCAAAGGGTAAATGGTCAATATAACATTGATCGCAATTATTCTTTTTACTTACATAAGAAAAAATATAGTCTCTTTCTTTTTTTGAAAAAGATGCAGAATTGTATAATCCAACTACTATAATTTTTTTGTACAAGTTACCAATGTCTTCTCGCAAATATGGTAACATTAAGTTTTTCCGTGCATATTCATTTCCATTTCCTTGAAGAGTGTTGTGCTAGATCATCTGTGGCATGATGTTCCACAGGTTGAAAGTATTTACTGTTGGTATCATCCTGCAGAACATATTTCAATTGTGGATGATCAAACTCTATAGGGAATTCTAATTGTTTTGAAATTTGAAGCAAATAATTTTCTCTATAAAGATGAAGTAACTCGTAACTTAGGAATACAGGATTCCATGTTGTTAATTTTTCATATTCTGCTAGTGCTATATCATATGTGGGTTCACCTCGCACACGAGTTTCTTGATAGTTTAATATGTTACGGTCACGACCAATGATAGCAATCTTTACACGAATGCCCAGACCCATGGCAGTGGCAGCAAAACGCACAATGTTGGGCACGGTGCGCTCACCGTTCATCATGTATGGTGTGCTTACGCTGGTCACAAAGTACTCGCAGTTGCCCCAGTTGAATTCCTTTAGCCGATCAGGATCTTCCCAGTACTCAGCAAAGGGTTCTTGATCATGTCCTATCCAGTATTCATGTAACAAGGCATGCCAGGCATACACATCGGGATGTAGTGCAAAGATTTTTGACCATAAATGATTACCGGATCCCTGCGGCCCTGTTAATATTAAAAGTGTTTTTGCCATGCAATCTTGTTCCAAATTCTTTCGTGTACGTAATACAATATGGTATTCAGTGTGACTTGAGTTATTGCAATTGTGCCAGCAACAGAAAAATCACCTAGCACCAAATAAGATATTGCAAAAGTTGCACCGCTACCAGTTATACGCCAACTAATTGTCTTGACTAAACTTCTTGTTGATGTGTCTGTGCTCATTGTAGTGAGGATAAGAAATTGCGAGTCTTATCTGTGATAACACCAGTCAACTGAAATGTCACTCTAGGATGGTGACCTGCATTGGCTGTGGAGTGCGGTATGTTAACCCAGTCGAATGTTGATACATCGCCGGCCTGCCATTGATTCCAGTGATAGTTCCCATATTCCCAAAACTGTCCTGGTTGCCAGTCTGTTAATTGTACAAAATAACGTCCTATCTTTGACGGATCTTCTGGGCACCATTTCTGCAGTTTGTCTATGTGTAAGTTCCACACTTCTCCAGGTTGTTGTACATGTATGCGTTCCATGCAATCATCAAGGCCAAATGCCGCGGTAATTGCTTGCAACGAAGCGGGAATACGCCAGTTAATGTGAGTAATGATCATTTTGGGATCTGCACCCACACGTTCAATGTCGTATTCTTCTGCTAACAAATCTTCACGCGGAGGAGGAACACCTTCACCTTTGTAGCCGCGAGTTTCCCAGGTTGCTGGATTAGAGTTGGCCACAATGTCTGCTATGTCTGCTGTCCATGTGGGTTCGATATGTCCTAGATGGGTGATTACATCTTTGAATCGATCTATTTTGACGCTGTCAAAATGATATGTGCTATAACTCTTTGTGTAATCCCAACTGCTTTTGAATTCTTCTGTTATCATATTACTTTTACCCTTACGTCTGATGTTGCATAGTCTTGAGAATATTCCACAGGCGGGAGTTCAATGTTTAGTGCTTGTGCCAATTGAACATTGTCTGACACTATTTTACCAGTGTACTTCCACCAGGCTTTCAGGATGTCTCGATTTTGACTTTTGATAATCCGAGCCATGTGTTTTAAGTCTTTGAAATACTCGTGATAGTCAGGGTAAGTGATGTCAAAATGCCCACACTTGACCCACCAGCCCAGACATGAATCATCGCCACGATGTACAATTACAACAGGCGTTTCAGGGAATAATTCTCGCAAATGTTCAATATGATTGGAAAACACATGGCTTTTGATAATTCGTGTACCTTTGGATTCTTTGAATTGAAAGGGTTCTGCAAATATTTTTTCCAGTTGTTCTCGATTCAATGCGGTTAAATCTTCGGGCAATGGAGAGATCATGCCGGGGTCAAAGTATGCACCCAAATGCATTAGTTCTTTAACCCCAGTATCGCCAGCGTCGTGATAATAAGTCCACTCATCTCTATAGTCGCTACGATCAATGTCTGCGCTGTAGTAGATGTTTTTAACTACGCTACTCCATTTTGAGCCTGGAGCACCGGCTACGAATATGTATTTCATTCTTTACTTAAATCAATTCGACTCAACACAGGAATAAATGCCGCACGTAATTCGTCCATTTGCTTTCGAAGCCCGACAGGAGTCAACTCATCTTCAGCATAGAAAATAACATTGGCATCCGTGTACTCTTTGTATTCTGCTGAACGAATAGCCTTGCTGAATTGCTGTTGATACCATGCAACAATGTCCTTGTCTGTGCCAGGCGGCAATTGTATTGACCAGGCCGCATACACATTGATACCAGGCGCTACTGTGTTTAACAATGGGACATCAGGAAATTGTGCCATCCGACGTGTGCCTGTAAATCCAATGGGTTTTACCTTGCCTGCATCAACTAGAGCTTTGGCCACTGCAATAGGAATAATAGCAAACTCAGTGCCAGCAAATTTTGGATCAAAGCTAGCGGCACTTTGTACTGCAGGCTGTGGTCCGTTAAACTTGATGGGTTTGACTGTGTCTTTGTTGCCCTTGCCCTTGTCCATCAAATACTCAAATGCTGTGCGATGTGCGCCACCACCAATGGCAATGTTGATTGTTCTGCCTGACTGAATATACTTCACAAACTCTTGTGGGGTGTTAATGCCGCTTTTGACGCCAGCAACCAATACCAACGGGCTCTTGCCCATGGTCAACACATCAACAAATGAGTCGTAGTTGTATTTCTTAATTGACTTTTCCCAGATATCATTTGTAACATAACTGCTCATATGACTAGGCAAGTTAATAGTATAGCCGTCATTTGGCGCTTCTAAAAAACGGTTGTTGGCAATAACACTATCTGCTCCAGGAATGTTTTGTACAACATACACAAACTTTGGGTTTTGTTTCTGTACAATATCAGCTAGTTTTCTAAAGGCCATTTCATTACCTGCACCGGGTGTGTTACCTATGTATACAGTAACGGGTTTGGTTGGTTCCCATGCGTAAACTAGTGTACTTGCAGTAACAAGTAATGCGGCTATAAACTTTTTTAATGTACTCATATTATCTCCTTAAATATACTTAATTAAAAAAACAAGACCAGGAAAATTTTTACAGGTCTTGTAAAATTATTTATCCTAAAGGTAAAATTTTATATGAATACCAAAATTTTTAACTTACTCAACAAAAATTTGCAGACTGCTTTTAATTTACCCAAGTATCAGAGAATTCTTGAAACTATTGGACCAAACACTGAAGTTGACAAACTTCCTTGGACTCCTGCACGTTATAGAAAGTTCAAAGACGCTGTGGAAGTAGAACTAAGCTTGCCTTGCGATTATGTAGGTACATTACTCAGTATCACCAATGATCTCAGCGAGCGTTATATCAATCGCTTCTTTGGAGAAATCTGGAAACCCAGAACCGGGGACTACGATTATACAGGATGGCAACTAGCTGAAGAAATTCAAAAGCAAAATCCCAAAAGTGTGTTAGACGTAGGCTGTGGATATCATCCGTTTAAAGGACGCATCGATAACCTAGTAGGCATTGATCCTTATAACAACTGTGCTGATTACATGGTAGACATCCTTGACTACAAGGTTAAACCTGCTAGCCACGATCACATTATTGCACTAGGATCAATTAACTTTAATAGCCGAGACGAAATCGAAAGTCGTTTTGGCCACTGTGTTGATTTGTTAGCCAGAGGCGGTAAATTTTATCTAAGAGCCAATCCTGGTATCACGCACAAGACAGGACCTTACGTAGAAATCTTTCCGTGGAGTTTTGAAGTAGTAAACGAGTTTGCTGAAAAATACAATCTTAAGCTATTAGAGTTTAAAAAGGATGCCAACGATAGACTGTACTTTGTGTATTCTAAACCTTGATATCTTTGATTAAATCAAAAGCAGCCAAATGAGCTTGTTCTAAAGGGTGTAAGGTATTGCTGATAGGATAGCCTTTAACCTGACTCCACTCTAAGAAATTCTTATCTTCAAACTTAGTCATGTAAGGGCGTACATAGTTTTGTAGGTCCATAATTCCTGGCGGCGCATGATATTTACTGTCAAAGGTCAAATCGTCCATGTAGGTCATTATAAATGGGCAGTTTTTTTCTTTTAATGTGTCTATGGCCAGGCGCATGCACATCAGAGTATTGAGTTTATCTCTGTACTCAGAGTGCAAATTTTTAAAATAAAACTTAGAGTTAGTATCTTCTTCTATAGGGCGTAGTGTTAGCCAATCGTCTTTGTGATCAGTGTGATCAAAACGATCAATCCAGGTCCATCCAACAACAAACAAGCTGTGCTCATTGCAGCCTGCTTGATTTAACACACGGTCAAGTATGCTGAGATTGCCAATGCCCGGACGGGCATAACAAATATATTGGTAATCCAAATGATTAGCAAGATGTGCGGGCCAGGTTAGTTTACTGGGTGTGGCCCAAAGAGCGCCATTTCCGTCGTCAGATAAATCTGTTCCAAAAATGAAACTGCACCCAAAGCTTTTGAGTTTCATAGGTATAGTTATATACCTGCGGCGGCCTGTAGACTGCGAATATCTTTTTCGCGTTCAAAAATTTGTTTTGGTTGGATGCCTGCGGCTATGCGCATTTCGTTTAGCTCTGACTCTTTTTCTTTGCGATACAGTTTAGGACTTAGCGGAACCAAACTGTCAAATATTTCTTGAGTAAAAGGGTGCTCTTTCTCTTCGTAGCGCATGGTCCAATCGTCGGGACCAAACTCAGTGAGTGTGCTTAAATCGTCGATTAATTCTGCTGTGTGCTTGCCTGAAGTACTGCGTCTGCGCATTTCTACATACACAAGATATCTGCCTGCCTTGATTTCTCCAGGACTGGTGTCAGAATCCAACACAAAGTCGTATCCTTTTTCGAACCAATTCACAAGATCCTTTGCGGCCTGTTTACTGCGAACAAAAAAGCTTAGTACAATAATTTCGTCGTCGTCGCCCATTTTACTAGCAAATTCGTCAACGTGAATCGTGGGCTTCATCATGCCCTCTAGGTCCTTGTATTCAAGACCTTCAAACAGCGGCTGGTTGTTGTGCATCTTGTCCTCCAATTGCTGGTTGTTGTGCAGATTGTTCTGGTGTGTCTTCCTGACGGAATTCATCTTGATCTAGATCTTCTTCGTAGGCGCTGTCTAGATCTTGTAGGTCAATTTGTTCGCCTTCCATCTCAATAGAGCCTGTGCGAATATCGGTCATCAATGTCTTGGGCATGACTATTTCAACCAGCCATACTTTTTTATCGATTAATCTTGCTTTGTGTGTGCCAGGGATAAAATCATCAGGTTCCTCAATTTTAATTGGAATCTTCATGTTTTTCTTCATGTATTTTACTTCGCAGTCGAAGGGAAGTAAACGACGAGCCCCACGCGGGTCGGGCATGAGTTTTTCAGGCCACATAAAAATACAGCCAACTTTGTATTTTCCGATAGTTGGACCTTGTACTAGTTCACCCAAAATCCAATTTTTAAATGCATAGATATCTAGCTCATCTAGCACACGTTCAAAGTCTAATAGGCTCAACAAGCTACCTTCAGACATGTAGATGTTTTTAATATTGTCGGCTACCAGCCAGTAATCACTGTGGTCTTTAAAGATATCTTTATCAAGTTTATTGCTCATACTATTATTTATTGTTCTCTAGAAACTAGTTGGTTTTTGCTTTATTGTTGGGATCCGGACAGCCTAATACTTATGACATAATTTACCGAAATACAGATACACTAAACTTATTTTTATAATGCCTAAATACTTGTGCCCAGGAAAGGGAGTTAACTATGTTCAAAGGAGAACCGAACTTGAGTAGAAACCGAGGCGCCAAGGCGCAAAAACGCATCCAAACAGTTACTGAAAATACCATTCAATTTAACTTACAACCCAACTTAAAACAACGAGCAATAGAACTTATACCCAAAACTAAAAATCAAGAAAATCTTATATTAAATTTACTCGACGCAGATCAGCACATCATAGTAACAGCAGGTCCAGCAGGAACTGGTAAAACTTATCTGGCTATGCTGGCAGCGGTCAAAGCATTTAGAAGTGGAGAAGCCAAGCGTATTGTTCTAACTCGTCCCGCCATAGGCGTGGAGGATGAACAACATGGCTTTTTACCCGGCAATCTAGTGGCCAAAATGGAACCCTGGACACGACCCCTGCTTGATGTACTGCGTGAGTACTACCGACCCACAGAGATCACTGCAATGATTGAAGACGGCACCATTGAAATCTCACCCTTGGCCTACATGCGTGGACGCACGTTCAAGCATGCTTGGATTGTTGCAGACGAAATGCAAAACGCTACTCCTGCACAAATGAAGATGCTGTTAAGCCGCATAGGCACAGGCAGTCGTATTGTGGTCACTGGAGATGTGGAACAAGCAGACCGTCAACAAGATAACAATGGGTTGTTGGATCTGTGCTTAAAATTAGAAGCAAGACCCATCAACGGTATGGCTGTGTGCAGGATGACCGGTCGTGACATTCAAAGACATCCTATAATTGGAGAGGTATTGCGATTATATCAATAAACATTTAACAACAAAGGGCAGTCTATAAATATTTGAATGATTAAAATAGACCAAATCCGTGCATTACATATTGAACTTAGTTCTCGTTGTAATGCACGATGTCCCATGTGTATGCGTAACTACCGAGGCGTAGATTTTAATGGAGGATATCCGTTAACTGAGTTGTCACTTAGTGATATTCAACACATATTCCCTTCAGACTTTTTAAAACAAATTAACCGTATTAACTTTAACGGAAATCTTGGAGATTTTAGTTTGGCCAGCGATGCGTTGGAAATAGTCGAGTACTTTTTATCTAATAGTACTGCCAAAATACAAATTGAAACAAATGGCAGTACACGTTCTACTGCCTGGTGGCAGAAATTAAACAACCATCGAATTGAAGTATTATTTGCATTAGACGGGCTCAAAGACACACACAGTCTGTACCGTCAGGACACTGACTGGGAGAAGATCATCGATAATGCTGTGGCATTAATCCAGGCAGGCGGAAATGCTGTTTGGAAATTTATCCCGTTTAAACATAATCAACATCAATTTGATAGTTGTCAGACACTGAGCCGTCAGTTGGGATTTTCAGATTTTATAGTACGAGATCACGGACGTAACCAAGGACCGGTATTTACAAGAAACGGCGAGTTTAGTCATTGGCTAGGTGATGCACAACCTGACATACCCGACGCTAACAATTTGATTGAAGATCATGTTACCTGGTTTGATCATAAAAAGAAAATACCCTGGGTTGATGATAATGCACAAATAGATTGTGGCCATATAAAACAAAAAGAGATTTACATAGCTGCCGACGGATCTGTGTATCCTTGTTGTTATTTGGGATTTTTTCCAAAGACAATGCACCAGCCCGGTAATAGTCAATTTAAAGATTTAGTTAAAGAAAACAATGCATTAGAATACAGTCTAGAGCATTGTATTGATTGGTTTGAACAGGTAGAAAAAACCTGGACTTTACCCAGTGTGGCGCAGGGTAAGTTGTATATGTGTGTTAGTGCATGCGGACACTGATACTTTTCTATTCACCAATGATAATATTGTAGAGTTCTTTCCAGTTTTTTACTATTGGAATCGATGCATGATAGTGGTGCATGTTATGCCCGTGTTCGATGATAATTGATTTGAGTCCAATATCAAACCCGACTTTGGCATTTTCGGGTTTGTCTTCTACCCACCAACATGCTGAACCTCTGTAAGGCTCAAGTGCTTCGTGTTTGTCAGCACCTGTAGGCAAACAAACAATCTCTTCAAATACTGTATCGCCAAACAATTTGTCAAGATTCATTCTGCGTAATTTTTGTGCGTTGGGATCTGTACTAAGGCTAGTAATACAATGAAACACATAGCCATGTTCTTCATGCAGACGTTTTACATAGTACATGGCATCACGCAGGGGCGGCAAGAATCCAATTGCGGCGCTTTCATTAAACATCTTGATCAGTTTGCGACCTTGTTCGTGAGAGATATTGTAGCGTTCCCCAATGTCGTAGTTTAGATCACCGCCGGGTACCTTTGTAAATCCATGTTCGTCCATCCAGATAGCAAAAGCGTACTCCCAATTAAGCAGTACTCCGTCACAATCAACCAGGATTACTTGACTGTTCAGCTGGCTGAGAGATCGGTTCTTGTTTAGTAATTTCATATCCGTTTTCTTTAAGTAATCGTGTAATGGTTGACTCGTAGTATTGATAAAAATATGTCATAATTTTATCCCAATCTTTGGGTAAATTTTGACCCTCCATAGTACACTTTGTTACTTGTAATTTTTTAAAGTCCAAGATAACATTACAGGTCTGAATGTCTTTGGTTCTAACATTTTTAGACACAGCCATAACTTCGTCAATTTTGCCATCTGCTTTTCTAAAGTATGTAATAAGCATGTATCTCATAGTTGACTTAATTCCACTAGTGTTGCTGATAAATTAATTTCTTGGTCTGCCATCATTGGAATATTAACAATGCCTTGTCTAATAATAACAATGGCCTGATCTTGCTTCATAGGGTCATCACTCCATAAATCAAGATTATCATACATCCAACGATACACTTCTTCCATCTCCTCCGGCCGCACACTTGAGCATAACAAAATACGTGCTTCTTTAACTCGACCAGCTTTGAATAAATTAACTACATCCAATTTCCAATCTTTAATTGCACCGCCTTCGTCGCCCTTGGGGGAAGTGAGTTGCCCACTGGTAGAATTCATCTGACACATGTTAAGACATTTACGCAGATCAGGATACGTTGCTTTTACGTATGTGTCCAAGGTATCCAAGTCAAACTCTACACCTTCTGTGACCAATACAGTGGCAATGCGAGCAGTAAACTCAGTGACATCTACTCGTTCAATGTGAAAGCCTTGGCATCTGGAATGTAGTGCAGGAATAATACGGTTAGGGTAATTACAAGTAAGAATGAATCTAGCACTGGCATGATAAGTTTCCATAACACCACGCAACGCAGCCTGTCCATTTGGAGTAATATAGTCTGCCTCGTCTAACAGTACAACTTTAAATTCACCAAATGGCATTGTTTGTACAAAGCCGGTGATCTTATCTCTGATTGTGTCCACAGAGTTTTCTCTTGATGCATTAATTTCTAATAAATCATATTCGTCAATGCCCAATTGATGTATTAGTATTTTAGCCAATGTAGTTTTGCCCACACCCGGGGCACCACTGAACAACAAGTGAGGTATTGAACCTGACTTGACCCATCCTGCTACCTGTTCTTTTTGTGCAGTATCTCTAAACACATATCCATCTAGGTCTTTTGGGCGATACTTTTCTGTCCAAAGTTCTTTCATATTACCAACTCTCCACGTCTGTTATATCTAATTTAATTGTTGACTTAGGATCAAACTCAATGCTAACATTGGGCCCGATACCGCTGACGGATTCTTCTGACCACGTTACTCTGTCAAGATCATACATTTCAAAAACTTCTTTAAGTTTTTCAAATTGGTTTCTGCTAATTACGATTTTTGTCATTTCTTTTTAGTATCTCAATCATCCTATCTTGTTCCCACCGATCTTCATCTGCAAATTTAGGCAGGTCTACATACAAGTCTTCTATAAAGCATTTTACACGATATAAGTCTTGTTTGCAACAGGAAGAGGTAAAACCGTCGTTGTATGGGGAACGAACTTGAGAGGCAATAGAACGCAGTTGCTGATAAATGTCAGCAACGTCCCAGTCTTGTTTAAAACCCATTAACGGCGAGAGGATGCTTGAATGGCGTCAGACATAGTGTCATCAGACGGCTGAGTCTCAGATATCAATAGGATATCCTTTGGATCAACTTTTCGAATTGTTTTTGTTCCAACGTCATCTTCAATTTCCACACCACGTGTCCAACGTCCGTGTGCTACACAAATCCATTGTCCAACAGTGACATCTTTTTGTTCAGGACCAACAGCATAAACTTCACCCCAGCGTGGTCTGATTCCGGCTGTGGTGCCATTGTCGTTTAATAGCAAAATACCGCTTTGTAGTTTGCGGCCCGAAAACTCCATTTCAGCAACAATTACTGTGTCGCCTAGTGGTCGTAGTTTGGAAATTTTATGCGGTGCAAAAGCTAATTTCATCTTAAATTTTCCTGTTTTCTTCCTGTGCCATCTGACGTGCTGTTTTTAATGGTTCTTGTTTGACCTGTCTTGCTCTGGCAATGGCCGCGGCTAAACCAACAACTTCCTGAGCCTCAGGACCTGAGGCAGCCTCAGGTACATCAATTGGTTTGACAAAATTATCATTGAAATCTTCTGGTGCATCGGGTATTTCAACCACTGGAGTTGATGCTTCTGCTGATTTGGCACTAGAATAAATCTTTGTATCTTGCACATTTGTTTGACGTCCATATTGTTTGTTTACTCGATTATTGCGAGAATCAATAGGACGATTCATACTGTCAATTAAATCACCACGAGCATTTACGCCCATATTACCCACAGCACGTACTTCTTCATTCTGAAGTTGTAGTGCTCCAAGGTCAACGGTTTTTCCGTTGGCAGTTTTATAAATTTTGCGTGTCATTGTCTATCCTCTTAAAATTTTATTTAACGTAAAAACTCGGTAGGGTCTAAATCATAGTGCAGACTGTCTACTTGATGAACTTCCAACAAGTATAACACATAACTGGCCACACTAGATCCACGGCCTACTCCCCAGATTACACGATTTTCCTTCATTACATCTACTAAGTATTTCAAATAACGCAGTAGCCCAAATAAATTACGTTCTTGAAATAACAATAATTCTTGCCCGACTCTTTGTAGTTCTGCATCAGTTTTACAAAGAGTTAACACATGTTCAGCAATATCTAAATTTTTATAAGCATCGGGCATATACCAGGTATCTTGTTTAAATCTGTCCCAATCTGAAATAGAAACATCATTGTTATCCGGAAATGTCCAGGTGGTCAACGACTCCGGCGCTTCCTCTAAGAGAGATACCAATTGCTCAATGTTCACAGATTTGTCAACTATGATTCCGGACATTGAACAAACATCATGTCCTTGCATGGTAAGGTCACATAGATCATGATCAGAGAATATTAATTCTCCAAATTTACTTTTTTTCATCTTTTAAAAAATCTGCAAATAACACAGTACTATGATCTTTGTCGTTTGTCAACTCGGTATTTTCCCAGTCTAGATCTAACTCTTTCCATTCAGGCATTCTATCCAAAGTAATAACTTTGCTAGTTCCACGTTTCTTTTTAGAATTATTTGTCCAGGAAGGTTTGGAGTCGTTCCACCAACCGGTGTATTCAAATCCATTGATAGATTCATTTTCGTTGTGTGCATAAATCATACTGTCGCCGTGTATACTGGATATTTCTATGTCTGTAATAATCAGTCTAGACTCTGTGATTGCATTGAATTTTGAAAATAGCACAAATCCAATCACTTGGTCAACAGGTTCAGTAGGTAACGTAATTAGTCGTTGCTCTGTTTCTCTATAAGCTGTGATTAGTTCACTGTCATCTGCAATCAACACACCGTCATTCAACACCGAATCTATCCAGTAGCGTATTCTTTCGTAGGCAATATTTTGCTCATTGGGATCACTGGTTGCTGTGACCATTTTTAATTCTATGGAATACAAGTTAATTAAAAACTTTTTTTGATATACCATGCCAGCGGCAAAGTCAAATGTTTTTCTTAATTTAACATTCATGATATATCTATTTTATCTGAGAAATCAGGACCTGATTTTTTACTTGCATCATACATTTTTTGTGTTTTTTCTCGATACTTGTTAGTGTATGTTTCTATGGCCATTCTTATCTGGTCTGACAAAAATGCATTTCCTGTCCGATGTGCAAAACCTAATTTTTTGTTCAACTCGGATATCTTAGATTGTAATTCTTCTAAGCTCAGTCCGTCAATGTTGTTTATTAGTGGATGTTCCATGAATAAAAAAGCCCTTGATGCTATTATAGCAATAAGGGCCTGTAAGGTCAAGTGTTTTGGTTAGGCAAATGTCACACCGTTTGCGCCAATGGCAAACCATTTTGAGTTAATGTACATCAGTGTACATGCATCGCCAATAGTGTCAAATGTAATTGTGCCTGTGCCTGATGACTTCCATCCTGCATTGGTCACTGTAATAACCATGTCTCCGCTGTCAGCGTACATGGCAAATACTTTGACCTGACCAGTGTAACCGGCTGCCAACGTAGCAGTTTCAGCAGCCGACGTACTAAAATATGATGTAGTCAACAATACGTTTGCGGCACCACCAGATGCCAAGTCTTCGGAACTTGGTAGGTAAATTGGATCTAGGTTTCTGTTTTGGTCAATGATGGTAATTGTACTTCCACCATCGCCAGTTTCAAATTCAAATTCATAGGTACCTGTTTTATTAAATGTAATAATATTGCTGGCAAGACCTTGAATGTTGCTAGTTCCTAGACTAACGGCAGCTGGCAATGTCAGCGTGTGGCTGGTGCTGGCAATGTTGATCTGCAAGCGCAAACGTGCCACTGATCCTGCGGCTGGAAAATTAGTAAAAGAAAGAGTAATAGCGCCAGATGTTGTTAATGTATAGTATGGTCCGGCAGCGTAGTTAATTGTCTGCGATCCAGTGACTGTTCCTAGTGCAACACGAGTTTCGCTCATGTCTTGTAACTGAGCGTTTTGTAGTAAACTACCACCCATGTTATTGTCCAAGGTTGATCCGGTTAGCGCCGCTTTTAAAATTACCTTGCTCTGAAGGTCGCTGATTTCAGCCGACGCATAAGCAAAATTGGTTTTTGTGTTGGTAAAATTGTCACGAAAACCTTGACTATCGTTGTCCTGACCAGCAACTGGGTAGGTGCCGTCAATGTTGTTTGGGTTGATATTACTTGCCATATTTTATCCTAAAATTGTCCTCTTTGGAAATACCAGATATTTATCGTACACATCGGTGTTTGTTAATATATTAACTGGTGCTATAAATCTAGTACTATTACCATCAAAGATGGTAGGAGTTGTTGGTCTTTCTGGAATGTAAGTCCAGGCGCGATAGGTTAATCCGGGCGGCGCCGCGTAAGGAACATACAACTCTTGACCCCTATAAGTATTCCCGTTTAAAATTTTAACATAGTCGTTGGGGACCACTTGTAGAACTGGAGTTAAAAATACCACATTTTCAGCAGTGATGGAAATTCTATAAACATCCAGACGTTCAGGCGGGGGAATTACCACTGACTCATCATAGGTGCCATCATCGTAGGGAACTATAGCTGGTTGTGTGGGATCGTAACCTCCTAGATAATTGCTAAAGGCTTCATCTATAGTCATTCCACCAAAGTTTTCTTGCTTCTTTAAGATGAGAGTTTCGCCGTTTAAAAAACGTCCTGATGCTCCATCTATACCACCCAGGGATCTGATGTAGTCTAACGTTTGATTATTAATTTGTGAATATGCCAATGTAGTAACATAATCAACCTGTCCAATGTATCTTAATCCCAGCGGGCGTTCTACAGTATCAAATGTAGTGGCTGCCGGTGGGTACGGAATCCACTTGCCGCCAAACACACTATCTTCATAAGGGAACCAGTTGTAAGTCAGTGAGCGGTCTAGTTCATATCTATCAACTTCAAAATCAATGATATTGAGCTCTTGACCAAACAGTTCTTTAATGTTATAGGCAATTCTACCCGAACTGCCTGGTTTAACATACGCAATTACCCAGGCAGTTGTAAATCCTAAAACTTGTCCATTTGATTGTTTTGATGTCATCCACAATGGTAATACTGGACTAATTTGCCCAACAACATCGATCACTTGGGTTCGCATGTCAACTAGGCTATTTGGATACACCACCGATACCTCAGTTGAATCACCAGCATTAATAGGGTAAGCAAGAGTCACAGCCTTGCCAACACTTTGTCCTTCGTTGTTGACTAGATTGTCAATAATTTCACTGTAGACAATTTCATAGATAACCTTGCCATTGTTGTCCAGTGCTTGTGCAGTTTTGATATCGCCAAGTGTTAGGTTTTTCCAATAGTGGTTGATGTCTAAGCTAGAAATATATTTTTCTAAACTTGATGCAGTCAATCCATATGCGTGATCATATACCACATTCTGTGATATTCCAAAATTGGCATCATCAGAGCGATATATCAAATCTGCAGGAATAATATCCTGATTTTGTACCAGTTGTCCAATGATTGCACGATCTTTTAGAGGAGGCATGGCCTTGATATATAATTTTTCGTAAGGCTCGTTGTATGCACGATTTACTGTGATAGAAAATCTACGGAACACAGACACAAGGTTTATATTTGCTGTATCTTCAACTTGTACTGTGGCTGTTGCACCAACTCCGCCACCGCCAGTGATGGTAACAGTTGGTGGGCTTACATATCCAAATCCGCCGTTGCCCAGAGCAATACTAGTGATAACACCACCAACTATGGTCACTACGCCAGCAGTTGCACGTTCTGAATTCGAAGTGCTTGGGGGAGCAGAAATAGTCACAGTTGGTGCAGATACATATCCTGATCCACCGTTGGTAATCTGAATTGCTGAAACTTTATAACCCGAGGTAGCTGTTTGAGGACTGTATGCGTTGACAGTAAAATCAAACTTTAAGTCAAACGTAGTTGGATCAGCAACAACTCGGGTACTAGGATCTGTGTCAAACGTGGTTGTTCCGCTGTCCAGGGCAAATGTATTAAAACTAACTTTACCTACTATGTTCCCTGAAGGCAATAATCTAAGACCCTGAGGAAGCTTGCTGTCAGAACCTGACAACAGTTGATATTCTAAAGGACGACCCCCGGTGTTGTATGCTTCCACTGAGTAGAGACTAATAGCACCATTGTCTATAGTGCCTAAATCTGGGTCAGTCAGCCAGATAACATCTGTTTCCACATTGCCAATGATGGTCATTGTGTAATAGTAAAACTCAGAAATGATTGTGGGGTCGTTGGCTTTTAATACACGGATTGCAAACTTGTAGGTATTTTCTGTTGCTCCAATGGCCGGAATATATCCATAAAACCAACCAGTTGTTGGATTCAGTGAAAGACCTGGTGGGAGACTAAATGTTCCACGATCAAATCCAACACCATCTTCGTCGTATACTGTTCCGCTGGCGTCAAATCCAATGCCGGCGCCAACAGTTAAGCTGTACTCAATTGGATCTCCGTCAAAGTCAATGGCATCAAATTTAAATGCAAAGAAATTGTCAGCTCTGATCCTGCCTAGATCGCCAGGAGGGGTAATCATCACTGGAGTACGTATGGGAACAACGTCGGCAGTGATAAATGTGTTGTCTGCTGTGAAATCTGTGGTGTCTGCACTCATTGAATCTTTGCTGTAGACAAATATTTCAAAAGTGCGTATGTTACTGTCTTTGCCGTCACTGAGTTCTAGGCTAAATTGATAATTTTTACTGGTACTACGTGTTGAAAAATCAAAAGGATATTCTTCGTACTGTGACATATCGTAGCCGGGTTCGGCTGTGCCTGGCACACCAGTTAATGGTTTAATAATTCCAGTTATTAATCCTGAAGAAGTAACAATCAATCCAGGAGGAAGGGTGCCTGACAAATAACTGACTTTTACTGTGTCTCCGGGGTCAGTGTCTACATACTCAATTTGAATATGCACTTCGGTTCCATCATAGAACGTGCCAATATTGCCTGGCGGAGTAATAAAGTCAGGAGCATCCTGCCCTGTTACTGTTAGCTCAAAGGTTCTGTCAGTAAGACGGTCTACAACTTCTTTTCCGTTGACTAATTTTTCAGTGTATGCTCGGACCGCAAATCTATAAGTGACATCTCTAGAAACCTCTGCAGGAACACCTTGCAGGCTGGCAATTGCTTTTGGGACACCTTCAATAATACCAGTTTTACGACATTGGATTCCATCGGGCAGTTGTCCGGCAATCATTCGATAGTAGATTTCTTCGCCGTATGTTTCAGCCAAAATTGGAACTTGGTAAAATATACCCTCAGGTATAGTACCTAAACTACCAGCCGCTGTGATCCAAGTTGGTTGGGTTGACATGTTAGAAAGATGATCCAGCTACTCTTTTCCAAACATTACTGCTGCCGTCGTAGTCTTGATAGCAGTAATAAAAATATTGATCATCGTAGGCAATCATTCCGGCTAGATCGCCAGTGGTGCCCACAGACGTTCCTGGGGGAATATCTTGTACACGACTATATAATTCAGCAAAATTATTGTTACATTTTGTGTATGCTGTGCGTAGAGGATCACCGGTGCCATCGTTTGGCGAGGTTCCTACGTTGATAATTTCTCTTGACATGCTAATCCTTGTTTACAATATTTATGGCGTTTAGTATCAGTTTTACAATCCAAATCTTGATCGTAGACCATAGTAGTTCTGCTGTAGCTGTTCCTGGGTGAGTTTGGTATTATACAGGAACATATTGGCCACATAGCCCCAGGGTTGACCCGCAGTATCGTTATTACCCCAACCCCAATGTGTGGTTCCGCCTGCCCCATATGCTATTGAACTTCCCGCTTGTATGCCATTTATATAAAATGTTTGAGATGAATCGTCCCCTACCACAGCATATTGAACCCATACGCCAACCGAAGAAGCGAGGTCATATCCTGAACTTCTGAATGCGGTGTCCCAATATCCTAATGTATTTGAGTTATTGGGAATTGTGATTGGAGTGTATTTAGGTGAATTTGTATAAAGCAATGTTCTAAATGATGCTGGATTGCCTGCTTCTAATCTAGCCCATGTGATATATGTATATCCTGTTGTTGGTAATGTAGGACCGGTACCATTTACAACAACTCTACTATTACCTGTGGTACAATCAAAACACTTTACCCCGTTCAACATAGTGTATGTTGCGCCAGTCAATGTATTGGTGTATCCATTTCCAGATAAATCTGTTACTGTTGTTCCACTACCGGGATAACTGCTAGCATTGTCAGCATCGATCCAGATGGCAAGATTCTGTGTGATGATACTAGCATCTACTACTCTTGTGCCGTTGAGGGTTACGCCTTGGATTATCATTTATTATTCTTTAAAAAGGTTTCAATGCATTTTGCGTTACTGTGTTGTTGTTTGTAACAGTCTGAACACTTGAAGTGTCAGTGGTCACAGCCGCACCCAACATCAAATACTGGGTATTGGCCGGACTAGTTAATGGTGCCGAAGGTGCTGTCACAGTGGCACTGGTGCTGTCATAAACTGCTGTGCCCACAGTGGCTCTTAGATTGGTGATAAAGCCAGGCCAATAGCCCCCGTAGAATTTGCCTATCCAGTTACACACGCCTGTGTAATCAAGATTATTGACCTGTGTGCCACCGCTCACACTGGTTCCGCCTGCGGCACCTGTAGCACGACTGCAGGTCACATAAGAATTGGTGTTGACAAAGGTGCCCACCCACATGGTTTCTACCTGTGTGCTGGCATTGCGGTTCAATATGATGTATTGCCACTTGTTGATTTGTAGGGTGTTGCTGGGAAAAGTATAAGTCCTGGCACCACCACCACCATATTTGTCCAAGGTAAATGACTGTGCATCAGTGTTGAACAAACTTAGCGCACCAGATTGATCTGTGGCAACAAACGCCCTTTGACTGGTATAGTCGGCATTGTTGTAGAACCAACCTTCTATGGTATAAGCACCGGTGCCCAGAGCAAAGCCTGGCGTCATACTGAGATATTGACTGCTTCCGTTGAACTGCAGGCTACCGGCCAAGGCGGTATAACTCACAGCACTGGGTACATTAGCCATCATGGCCATCATTGCACCGCTCATTATGCCACCCCCGTACCGTTGATAAACCAAGTGTCAGTATCAACTTTTATCAGAGTGGCCATACCAAATGTGGATACGGTTCTATTGCTAGAGGTGGCATTGCCAGCTAGATATAGTGTAACGCCAGGCCCTTGTGACACGGTGATGTTGCCTGTGCCTTGATTGACCACAGTGATGGCGGCACCAATCTGTTGTATTTGGCCAGAATTGGGAGGTATAACCAGGCTGTAGTTTGTGCTTTGTGTTGAGTAATAATGTTTGCCAGCATCGGTTGTGGTAATGGTTGTGTTGCCTGTAAATGCCACCTGCGGTATGTCTCGGTAACCCAACGCAAAACCGTTGACATTGCCAGTCACGTTGCCACTGGTAACCAAGTTGCCACCTGTGACGTTGCCTGTGGCTGTCAGCGTGTTTGTTTTGATATCGTCCAGTGCTACATCACCAATGGAGCCTTCCAAAGGATTGCGTATTGTTCTTGCTATACCATCTGTGCCTTTTAAAAATCCCATAATTGTTCCTTTGTTTTTTGTGTTAGTTTGATATGATCATGGTTGATCCATTAACTGATTTGGATCCAACCGTAATTCACAGTGACATTACCGCCGCTGGTGTTGTCGATACCAAAAGAGAACACATTGGTATTGGCCACAGCAGGGGAAGCATTGCTGATAGCACCGGCTGTGCCTATGATTTGAGCAGGGATGCTAGTAAACGCCAATATGTTGCCACCGCCTGTATAGTTCCAGGCATACTGATATCCTATTGCTGGCACGTTGGTGTTGGACACACTGACCGTGGCATTGTAGACTATGATACCGTTGGGTATGTTGCAGTTGACCCATAGTTGATATGTGTTGTTGATCGGCACAGTGAAACTCTGGGTGCTGTTGCCCACAGGCACCGTCCAGGAACCCTCAACCCTTGTGACCACAGGCACCGGGGTGTTGTTGGCATAGTTCACAGCAAAAGTATTGCCAGGTAGAGTCAAGTTTCCGGTGTTGTCAAACACAGTGGAATAACTGCCGGCAACTAGGGTAACATTTGCCTGCGTACCGACCACATTGCTGGTAATTGAAATGTTACCAATCAAGTTACCGGCTGTGATGTTTCCTGTGGTTGTGATAGTATTGCTACCATATGCAGCCAAGAATGTGGCCACATTGGCATTGCCATAACTTGAGGCTATGCCAGTTAACTGGCTACCATTACCAATAAAAAAGTTACCAGACACGTTGCCAGTGGCACTGACAATGCCTGCAGTTAAGATGTTGCCACCTGTGATGTTGCCAGAACCTCCTACTGTACCAGTGCCAAATGCTACATTGCCATTGAAATTTGCACCATTGATATTTCCGCCAGTTATAGTGCCTGATCCAGCTGATATGTTACCAGCAGTGACATTGCCCACAGCACTGACGTTGCCAGGAGCAGTTAAATTACCAGTGTTGCCAAAGGTCCAGGTCTTAGAATCATTTAGAGAATTTGCAACTATTTGTGCATCACCAATGCCGGCAGCAAGTTGAACATTTCCAGCCGGAGCATAAAATGCCGAAACATTGGCATCACTGCTGATAGAAAGATAATCAAAATTTATTCGACCAGCGGTTGGTAATGTTAGGGTGCCATCTGCATTCCAATACCACGATTTGGTTACTTGAGTACCACTACCATCGCGTTTGGCAATATCCAAGGTAGCATTGTTTTGTGATACATAGAAGTTTGAGTTAATGGCCATATTTGGGGCCACGGTTACATTAGCGTTTTCCCACATCAACTGTGAATATTGATCACTCTGCATAGTGATACTTTCACTAACTGGTGCCAAGATTTTCGAGCCTGGGAATTGTGTAGTACCATCTGTGTCAAAGTTCCACTGTGCTGTGTTGCCCGCATAGTTGTTGGTATTGATCACGATGTTGCCGGTGTTGGCCAACTGCACATACTTGTTGTCATCGCCGATGATTAGATTGTAGTATTGATTGTTGCCAGTGTCAAAATGTATGTGGGTAGGTTCGTCCAGGATATTTCCACGCACTCGCAGGTATAAATCATTTGTTAGAGACACAGGATCCGGTGCAAGATACAGTCCACTCTGTGTGTTGCTGGTGCCTGTGCCTATCACTGCCTCACCATCGAATGTGACGCCGCCGGTTACTCGGTTACCGTTGGCATAGTTTATTGCAATAATATTGCCTGGCAAGGTAAGGTTGCCAGTTGTGTCAAAGTTCCACTGTGCTGAGTTGCCCACATCGTCATTGCTGTTGATCACAACATTACCGGTGTTGGCTAACTTGACATAGAGATTGTCATCGCCTAAGAATAACTCTGTGTTGTATAAGTTGCCTGTGGTCAAGTGCAAGTGATTGGCATCATTGACTGTGGGATAAATCAACAACTGTTGATCGGCATTGGTTCCACCTGTTGGTTTTAAAGCAATGGCACTACCACTAAGTGCGCCGTCCGGAATGTTGGTTTCATAAACAACACCACCCATTGGCAAGGTCAAGTTGCCACTAGTACCAAATGTCCACTGTGCTGAGTTGCCAGTATCATCATTGCTGTTGACAACCACATTGCCGGTGTTGGCTAGTTTCACATAGAGATTGTCATTGCCCAGGAACAGTTCAGTGTTGTACAAGTTGCCCGAAGTCAAGTGTAAATGATTGGCATCAGCACCGCCGGTGGGATAGATCAACAGTTGCTGGTCAGCATCTATAGCATTGTTGACATCTGGAGCCAAGGCCATGGCATAGCCAGGAAATCCTCCGGGATTGGCCACTTCGGTTATTTCACTCGAGGCTGGTAAGGTCAACTCGCCTGCATCGCCAAACTGCCACTGATATGTGGTACCGTTGGTGTCGGTGTAGATGTTGACTGCGGCATTGGCTTCAAGGCTGATAGCATCATCGCTGCCAATGTCCACGCTGTTGCCCGAAGCGTTGATCACGCCCGAGTTGGGCAATGTTAGCACACCAGTGTTGCCAAAGTTCCAATCTTTATTTGTTCCGATAGAATTAGCACGAAGTGTTACATTTGTATTGGCATATAAGAGATTAACGCCGTCGGCGTTGAGATACATGCCCGAAGCATTATTATCTGTTTCTATTGTGATCTGACCATATGAAGTTATTCGGCTACTTCCTGCTGGTAATGTTAATGTGCTATCTGTGCCAAATGTCCAAGTAGATGCGGCATTGGCTGTGACCGTGACATTTCCGTTGGCTGTGGCTATGTTGACATTCGAAGTGCCATTGGCAATCCTTGATTGAACACCGCTACTGATACCAGTCAGCTGTGAACCGTTTCCAATGAAGTAGTTGCCGGAGACATTGCCGGTGGCGCTGACAATACCTGCAGTCAAAATGTTGCCACCAGTGACGTTGCCCGTGGTCACTAGGGTGTTTGATCCAAATGCTGACAACAATGTTGTCACA